GTCCGTTCGAATTTTCAACAAACTATCAAGATTTGGATACTTGATTTCGCCTTCAATCACCCTCAGAACTTCATTAGCAATTTCTAGTTCTTCATCAGCCTTATCAAATTTGGCTTTCAATACTTGGAAGGCTTCTTCTAAATCGTTTAGTTCGCCTTCAATTTCTTTGATCTTTGCATCGGCATCAGCAAATTGTTGTAGACAGTATGGACACTTAGCATCTTGTAGGTGCTCAAGCTCTGAAGACTTTTTGGTAGTCTTCGTCATATTATCTTGGATTTCCTTCTCAAGAGACTTAACTGTAGTTTTCAGCTCTTGGACAAGAGCCTTAGCATCTTTCAATTGTCTGTGGAGCTCTTGCTCCTTTTCAAAGTCAACACCCTCAATAGATGACAATTGAGTTTTGATCTTTGCAATAGATGATTCTTTGTCCTCTTCCCATTTCAGGATTCGGGCTTCAGCATCAGAAACCTGCTTGTTGTAGCGAGTTATAGCATTTTGCTGCTCTCGAATGATCGCTTCCTGAATGTTGATGTCGCCTTCAGTAATCTTGATCTTCTCTTTGAGCTTCTTGGCCTTCTCGCTAAGGATCGTGATGTTGAAAAGCTCTTCAATCAACTTACGTTGGTCGCCCACAGACTTTTGAAGGAATGGTTCTGAACCACCGGCAAATACTACAATGTTAGTAAACAACTCATAGCTGATACCAACAATTTCTACGATCATCTTGTCGTTTTCGCTGACCGAGTCAAGGGTGATATCGACGCCATCACAAGAGATTTCAATGTTGGTAGACGTTCCACGACAACGATAGACTTCGTAACGCTTGTCACCCTTAGAGAAAGTCAACCGAACTTCCATCAACGTGTCTTTTTCGGCGTTGGTGTTGTTGATCAACCGCTTAAGGCTGATATTGTCAAATGGGTTGTTGTAAAGAGCGAAACAGATTGCATTGATGATTGTCGTTTTACCAACCCCGTTCGCTCCACCAATGTCGACATTCTTACCGTTGATGAGGATAGTCCCATTCAAGGTAAGGTCAACTTCAGTGTAATTGTTCCCGAAGGACATGAAGTTCCGCAAACTCAGCCCTTCAAATACGACGTAATCACTCATTGTTTTGTTCTTCTTCTGGTAAAAATGTAATTATAGTTTGTCGGTTTTTGTCATAAGCGACAGTATAAAATGATCCTTCAAACTTTACCCTTTTAATGGAGACCCTATTCGACTGAGTCTCCAAGTGTTCGGCTTTCCCACTTTGAATTTGCTTCACGAGTTCTCGAAGATGATGACGATTTAGCTCAAGGCCAAATCGTTCTTGCGCTCGACGTTTTGCGTGAATTCGTTCAGAATGAGTTTTGTTCATAGCTCTGCGTACTCTTCTGCTAGTTTTACTGGGTCAATCGAAGTAGTCTTTTGTACGCCACTTGCGATCAATTTTTGGATTGTGTCATCCAGGCCGGTAGAATCAAGGGCATCAATATCGAGCTCTTGTCCTTCGCCAGCGATGGCATCCTTTCGTTCTTGAGCCTTCTCATCAATCTTGAATTCTCGTAGAGAGAAAGCCTTGATGAATTCTTCCTTCAACGCCTGAACTTCAGTGTAGGAGATTTCGATGTCCTTAGTGCAGGTGATTCGAGAATTCTCAACAGGGGTCCAATCACCTTCAATCAACGTAGAGAGGTTGACGCGGAAATACATTGGGCATTTTGGCCAGTCTACAAACTTGACATCGTCAGTACGGGTATCGAGAATACAGACACCTCGTGCGGAATCGCCGACATCACCGTAATCCATTGGGAAAGTATTGCCAATGTAAATAGTGTTATCTTTAATCTGACGTTTGTGGTAGTGACCAGAGAAAATGTAAGTGAAGTCGCTGAACATAGTATGCTCAGGACCTTTCTCCATGATATTGGATGTTCCAGTCAGAACAAAGTTCTTGAATTCGAAATGACCAAAGGCGTATTTGGTTTTACCATTGAACTGAACCATTTGAGGATACTCATCATGGAACAGGAATGGGGTAAAGAGCAAGTCGCCGTTGACTTTCGTAAAGTGATCGACGATTATGAAATTCTTCTTGTCTTTAAACGGCTTCGGAGAATAAATGACTCGAGTATGACGATGATAGAGGTCATGGTTGCCAATGTCGAAGAAGATCGGGATACCCAATTCATCTAGTTTATCGGCTCCTCGGTCGGCGGCATCCAACGTCATGACGTTGATCGCATTTCGATTTTCAAACCAATCGCCTAAGAAAGCGATAGCATCGATTTCTGGGTCTTTCTTGACGTTTGCTACGACAAAGTCGATAAAGTCGAGACAGTCCTGATTGTGGACGATGCTGTTGTTCTTCTTACCGAAATGAATGTCGGTAAACATAAGAATTTTTCTTAGAGGTTTACCGAGATCAAGTTCAGTAATTTTGATTTTACTGACTTCTTTTTCCATTATTCTTCTTAGTAGTTGTCGGAATTAAAATTCTGGTCGTCTTTACCGTTTTCAGAATAATTGAAACTCGGGTTTAGACCTTCTTCGACGATTAGGGAATCACGAATATCGCGATGCTTCTTCTCATCAGCCAAATACTGGAGGAAGCTATTACGAATTGCGGTGGTATAGAAAGCGAAAGGATTGTTTGACTTTTCTGGATTGAACTTGAGAGCATTAGCCATCAAGTTGACCATCGCGAAGGAAACCATGTCTTCACGGAACGAATAGCCAACAAAGTTAGACTTGCACGAAAAACGTTCAGCGATCATAAGGATCATGCGGGCCAATTCGTTGGTTACACGTCCTAATTGCTTTGCTCGAATTACTTCAGGGAGAAGTACTGAGTTGGTAACGTAGTGGCCTTTAGTCGTAGTCGACTTTGGTCGTCTAGTTACGGTCTTCTTTGGTTTTTCTTCAACTTCTTCTACAGCTGGTTCATCAGCGTAGAAACTTTCTTCAGTCTCTGCTCCTTCTTCGAAATTTTCAAGATCAAAAGAAGGTTGTTCGCCTTCATCATCGTAAGAAATTAGGTCTGATGTTGACGATTTTTTTGCACGAGCCATGGGGAGTATCTCCTTTATTGTTTTTGTAGGTGGGGATTTCTGAGAATTATATCACCTACGTTGAGTTTTGTAAACGTTTGTTGTAACGACCGGTCATCAAAAAATGCAAAGGCGACAAGGTAATAAATATCCTTGAACAACTTTTCAGCTTTTACCAACAATGGAACAAAACATCCTACTAGAAGATCAGGCTCCAGCGCAATCCCAGCGAGCAGTCGTGATCGTTGGCCGTTTCCAGCCACCAACTATCGGTCATTACAAGATCATCAATCTTGCTAAGAAGTACATTCGCGAAAATTCCGCGTTAGAACTATTTACAAAACCGATCGTGGTGATTGTCGACGGTAAAAAGTCTGGAAAGAACAAGAAAGAAAATCCGTTGACTGTTGACGAGCGCATCTATTTCATGAAGAATTCTGGAAGAGCTAACGGTGTTATGTTCTTGTCTGCGAGCAATGCTTTCGAAGCATTCAATGAGGTTCGAAAAGCTGGATACGAACCTATCGTAGTCGGTGCAGGTTCAGATCGAATCAAAGGGTACATGAGCCTACTTGACGATAAATTTTTAGATCGAAAAGAGAAGAAGCAAAAACACTACGAGCTACCAGGACTAGAGACACGACATGAGATGAAAGGAACCGAAGAATCGATTTCTAAAATAGACGGTCATGTTTCAATTTCAAACGTTTCGGGATCATTGGCTAGAAGAGCCGCTGAGCTTGATTATTTCGACGAGTTCGTGACAATTACTGGACTTGACAAAAACATTCCAGCAGCAAAGAAGTTGTTTAAGCAAATCAAGAAACAAATTGGAGAAGAACAATGAGCATGCTAGGAGATTTCCTACCAAGAGTTGGTGAAGGTATTTCAAGTACAGTTAGTGGTATTGGGAATTCGATTTCTAATGCAGCAAGCAGTGCCTCAAACTTTATTTCAAGTGGAACTTCAAATTTTAACCTAGCCAACATGTCAACTAAAATTGGTGAAGGCGCTACTAAAATGCTTGGCAGTTTCGGTAGCCTGATGGGTTTTAAGAACGTTGCCCCAAATTTACCGAGTGCAGACCTTGCAACCTTGCTCCAACAACAAGGTATTGGCATCGGTGCTGGACAGACTCTATCTGATAATACTGAGTTGGCTGCACCACGTTCCGACAATAATGACGTGGTCGTTGTTTTGCAATCGACGATTTCACCAGAGTACGTACGTTTAAACGCAAGTCCAAGAATCAGCGAAAATAGAGCTGCACAATATTCTGAAGTAAACCTAATCCACCATCCAGGCGCAATCCTAAAATATGAGAGAACCAGCGCCAGATCGTGGGGCGTTAGTGCAAAGCTTGTTTCACGAAATCAGCAAGAAGCTTCAGAAAATCAAATGATCCTTAACATCATTCGTGGTTGGGTTATGCCTTACTATGGCGAAGGAACTGAGAAAAACGACCCAGACAAGTTGGGAGCCCCACCACCAGTGTTGATGTTCTCCGGATACGGTGAGAAAAACATCGCAAAAATTCCTGTCGTTCTTGAAAGCTATAACACTGATTGGCCAAACGAGTGTGACTACATTCCTACTTTGGCTGGTGACCCTTTCCCGGTAGTTATGGATGTTTCTTTGACTTTGAAAGAATGTTATTCACCGGCGGAATATTCAAACTTCAACCTATTTGCATACAAATCTGGAATGCTGTCTCAAGCATTTAACGGCGGAGAATTCTCCGCAGGTTCAAGTTCGACTGCTAATGACAACGTTGATACCTCTGAACCAGCGATTCTTGGTTCAACACAATCAATAATGGGTAAACCGACAGCAGAATCCCTGTCTAACGTTGTGCCCAGTGGACCAATGAGCATTGAGCAAATGGAAGCTGAGGCGAAAGCGAAAATATCGGCATCAACTGCGGCAGATCATGCGTATCTCGATAGATCGTTAAATGAAAGTTACAGCATAAAAACCATAGTTTAAGGCGACAAGAAAATCATGCCAAATAGCACACAATCACCATCAAGTTTAGACAATAAATATTCTCGATACGTTCAAGGTGGAACCACTTCGACTAATAGAATCGGCCTAGATTGGTGGGAAAGAAGAATCCTCCCAAAAGACCCAACTGATATTGTCTATTACGTTGAAAACAAATTTGAACAAAGAATCGATTTAATCTCTGACGCGTTTTATGGAGATTCAAGATATTGGTGGGTCATTGCTCAGTTCAATGACATAATTGATCCGTATTCTGAAATAACTCCAGGTAGAATGTTGGTTATTCCTACCAAAAATCGCGTATTCACTGAACTACTAACAAAATAACAATATGTCCGTTCCTGTAAATCCTCTTGACAGATTTAGATCATACGCTTATCACCATATTTTGGTCGCGGCTGGTTCTACTGAAGCAATACGTGCCTTCACTACAGGTGAAGGAGAAGTCTTAAAAAATCTAAAGTTGGGACAGACCGCGGGGGGTCAAGGTAGTGAATACTATTTAGTATTTGACACGAGAAAGAATTCTTTCTTTTCGATAACTGACGTGTCATACACTTCGTCAGCATTCGCCAATACCAGTCGTATGTCGAACACAATCTACAGCACAGTTGATATGCAAATAGTAGATTCAACCGGCATGACTTTAGTCAATTATCTTAAATGGCTTCAAGATAATGGATTAAAAACCAGTCTCTATAAAATGGTTTTCATGCTCAAAACAATATTTGTTGGTCACACTTATGATGGAAAAACTGAGACTGTTTATCAGGACGCAATCCCGATGGTTTTAAAAAATATGGTTTTAAATCCATCGCATCAAGGTTCTCAAATTTCGGCTTCATTTTGTCCAATAACAAATGGTGCCGTTTATTTTATGGAAGATTATTCTCGAACGTTTGATATACCGAGCGTGTTTTCATCAACCGGTAAATTAAGTGACGCTCTGAAAAACCTCCAACTGGTGTTAAACTATAACTCCAGACAATGGTTTCAAAAATTACAACTTGAAATTACAAAGAATGATGAAACGAAAAAAGAACAGCCCAGCTTAGGATATGGCAAACTTGTACAATATATGATTACAATTCCAGATGATTGGGAATCTTTTTCTGTTCTGGGAATTTTTGACAGAATGACTGAGACAGTTTTTAAAAAAATCGGAATAAAAAACCCGGTAACACCAAGTGGTGTCAAAATTGGATTTACTGTCAATCCTAAAACCGAAATCTTAGACTTAATTGAGCAGATTCTTAAACAGTCAACTGACGTTCAAAAACTCGCAAGCAATGAAAATGTAAAAAAGGGTTTTATTAGAACATACAAAATTATTCCAACTGTAACCAGTGATGAAACAACCGTAGTTATTCATTTTGATATTGTTAATTTTACCATCCCAAAAATTGAAGATGATTCAAATAAAACTGAAGGTAAGGATCAGGTAGGAAAGACATCAGCATTTGTAAAACCTAAATCTGACTCAGACTCAAATGTATTTACCTTTGACTATCTGTTTACGGGTAAAAATGCAGATATTCTAAACTTCGATCTTAAGATGAATAACATAAATCTTGCTATTGCTGATGATTTAATAATTGGTGATAAGTCTTCGCAAGAATCAGCAAAAGACCAAAAGGATAAAGAGACCGATGAGGCTAAAACCGTTAAAAAGACCGTTCTGTTGAACGTCAAAGAAAAAGACCCGATTTTACCTCCGTTTAAAACCTTATCACAGGCGCAGAATGTTTCATGGTCAACAGAAACTGATAGTCGATCTGATGTGGTAAAAAGCCGTCAACAGTTTATTCAAAATATGTCTAAAATTTACGCGGCGTGTTCGCAAGATTTGATCCTTAAAATTCGTGGAAATCCAGACCTTTACAAGCGCTTCACCGATTCAACGCTAATGCCACACGTAAAGTCTATAGATTTTAATTCGTTTTCAGATGGCAAATATGTAACTAGTGAAGCATTCTTATCCACTGTTGAGAAAGGTTCGGCCTTCGCTCAATCTGAAGAAGTGATGTATAAAGAGGCATTAAAGAAGAGAACTGCCGAGATGGGTGTAGCCGAATTACAACAAAGTGAAAAGATTTCTTCTCTTTTACCGCTTTACGTCAAAGTAAATATTAAGCTTCAAAACGTTGATTTGATTGCTGATCATTTTGACACTTCATTTAAGCCTTACGACAAGTTTTGGTACGATGGCTATTACATTGTTAGAAAAATTGTCCACCATTTTTCTAAGGGAGAATTCCATCAAGAACTTCTCATTGGCGCAGTCGTTGATGATCTTTTCGGTCAAGAACAATCAGACAAAAACAAAGTAGATACTGCTACTGATAAATCTGATAAAGAAGTTCCTAACAATATTTCACCTATGGGAATGCCATAATGTATTATGATTCTTTTCCGTTTATTACTGACGGTATCGTAAAGAGTACTAATGACCCGCAACAAAATGGTCGACTTAAAATTTGGTGCCCCGCGTTAGATGGAGAAAATATTGACATTGATTTTCTACCATGGGCGGAATATGCGACCCCATTTGGTGGGGTGACAAATGATTTTAATGCGGGAAGAACTAAGGCCGTATCGAACGGTCCAGTATCATACGGCTTTTGGGCTCTTCCTAAAATTGGTGCTCAGGTTCTCGTTTTCCTATTAAATGGCGATCCAAATCGAAGATTCTATTTTGCGAGCTATTATGGACTTCACAGAAATCGTTCTTTGCCAGCAGGAAGAAACAAGAGTGAAAATGACGCAGTAGGACCGTTTACCGATACTTACGATCCACTCCAGCCAGCATACGACAATATGCGAACAGCTTTCCAAGGAAAGATGAGTTCCCCTCAAGCTCGCTCTCGTGGAGCATTCCAGCGTCAAGTTGCCCAAGATCAAACTGACAAGGACGGTAAGGACGGATACGGACCAAATCCAGTCGATGGAAAATATCTCGACCCACAGTCATACTGCTTCGTAACCCCAGGCCATCACGTGTTCGTGATGGATGATACACCAAACAATTCAAGAGTGCGTCTAAAGACATGCGAAGGTAACCAGATTATCATCGACGACTCTAATGAAAGAATCTATGTGTCAACCGCAAAGGGTAAAACCTGGATTGAACTGGATGAAGACGGGCATGTACATATTTTTGGATCACAGTCTGTATCGGTACGAGCAGGTAAAGACATAAACTTAACAGCAGACAATGACATCAATCTTGAAGCCGGAAAAAACATCAACGTAAAGGCAGTTTCAGGAGAGGCACGTCTTACAGCAAACGAAGATATTCATATTCGATCAGGCGCGGGAAGTGTTTTCCAGACTGCATGTGATGAGTTCCACATCTGTTCGACAAATGGATATTACGTGACCGCTAAGGATATTCACAATTATGCTGAAAATTCTATTCTAAATACTGCTGACGCCGGAAGTATCGATCTTAAGAGTGCGGGCCAGTTCAATTTAGGAAATGGCCAAATGTCAATAAACATGTCAGACGGATCATTCAAACTAAACGCCAAATCTGGTATAATGGATTTTGGTTCAAGTTTAACTTTCGGTGCAGGCACAATAAACACTAAGTCAAATGGGGGAAGCGGAGGCGCTTATTCCCCATTTAATTCGAAGAATGATCCAGCAAGCAGTGATGAATCAACATGTGCAGACGAAGCAAATGGTCCATCTATAATTCCGGGTCACGAGCCTTGGAAGAGACCAGCATCAGCAAAACCAAGAAATAAATATTGGAGCGAATAATGGCAATTTACAAAGGATTTTCGACTGCTAACTGGTTGCAGACTAAGAGTTTTCAGGTCGCGGATATTGAAGCAATTAAACACGATCTGTCAAACCATATCTTTACTAGATTGGGCGAACGTGTCATGCAACCAGGTTTTGGAACAAGAATTCCGGATATGGCATTTGAACCAAATGATGAAGAGACCATCAAAATAATTAAAGATGACGTGGTTAAGGTTATAAACTACGATCCACGAGTTCAATTGAAGTCTGTTGAGGTTTATCCAATTCCAGACAACAACACCATTATCATTATGGTTACGGTTTATTATGTCGAATTCCAAGTGACCGACGTTTTAAACATAGATGTGAAATCTAGAAAACTAATCTAAAAATAAATAAGAACTAGAAACAATTTCTTTAGGACAATTATGGGAATCAGAAATATCAACAGTGCAGAAGCTTGGGAAAAAATCTACGAAGCTTTTGACACTATCAATTTTACTGCGTTCGATTATGACACCGTTAAACAGTCACTAATCGATTATCTCCGCATCTACTACAAGGAGCATTTCAACGACTTTATCGAATCGTCTGAATTTGTTGCATTCCTTGGTATTTTCTCATACTTTGCCGAAATTTTAGCATATCGTATTGACGTTAATGCAAACGAAAACTTCATTACGACCGCTCAACGTAAGCAATCTCTTTTAAAGCTTGCTAAGATCATTTCTTATAAGGTTAGCAGAAATATCCCTGCTCGCGGCCTTGTTAAGATTTCTTCTATTTCTACAACTGAAGAAGTTACCGATTCCCAGGGTAACAACCTAAAGAATGTTGTAGTTAATTGGAATGACGCAAATAATTCAAACTGGAAAGAGCAATTCTTCCTAGTGCTAGATCGTGCAATGACTGGTAAAATTGGACAGCCTCAAAAGTCCTACCAGATCGGCGACATTGCGATGCAGTTGTATAGCTTCAACAATGATCTTGGATCATTCCGTAATGGCGTGTTCCCATTTACTGTTGACACTGGATTAGAACAAATTCAGATGGAAGTTGTTCCATCTGACGTCGATGCGAACGGTCCATTTGAGCGTGAACCAGACGCAAACTCCAAGATGACTTTGTTGTATTCTACAGACGGTGTTGGTGACGCGTCAGACTACACTGGCTTTATGATGTTCACCAAGCAAGGTAGCCTATCTCAAATCGATTACAATTTTGCTTCATCAATCCCAAATAGAACTCTTGATGTCAATTTGAACGACATCAACGAAATCGACGTTTGGTTACAGCGTGTTGATTCTACAACTGGAGCGATTCTTGAGCGTTGGTCAAAGGTTGAAACCGTTAACGAAGAAAACCTAGCATTCAACAGCGTCAAATCTCGTAAGAAGTTTGAAGTTGAAACATTAGAGAATAATAAAGTTCGTTTGATCTTTGGTTCAGGAGACTTCTCAGACGTTCCACTTGGTACTTTTAAGATTTGGGTTCGCCAGTCTCAGAACTCTAACGTCATTATTCAAAAGAACAAGATTGTCAACCAATCTTTAAACTTCACTTATACCTCAAGCATTGGTCGTAGCGAACAAATCACTTTGACATTCTCTGCAGTTTCGGTTATCCAAAACTCCGCAGCTTCTGAAACTGTCGACAGAATCCGTTCAATTGCACCTTCTACCTACTATGCGCAGAACCGTATGGTTAACGGACAGGATTACAACTCCTATCCTTTGAAGGATCAATCTATCCTTAAGATTCAAACCATCAACCGCACTTTCGCTGGCCAACCAAAGTACATTGATTGGCATGACGCTTCGGGCAACTACGAAAACGTCAAGATTTTTGGAGATGATTTGAACCTCCATTATGAGATGACTATCAACACTACGAACTCTACCGTTTCATCTCGTAGTTTGATTGACTCAGTGATCGAACCGATCCTACAGTCTACCAACATTCAGAACGTCCTCACTCATATTAGCGCAACAACTCCTGCGACCTACGGTGTTGTCAGCCAGCCACGCAATAAGTTTATTGAGGACAACAGAAAAAATTATTCTTGGTACGAAAAACGATTAAATCCCGTAACAAACCAAATAGAAGAGGTTCTTCTTGAAAATCAACCGCTATTGGAAAAGACCGCGATCCAAGGCGCGCTTGACCGTCATTGGTATGGCGAACCTTTAGAATATGTCACCATTGACAACGTCGTGCATGCTAAGATTCCAGACCCAGTGAAATATCCACAGGATGATGGAAAGATTTATGATGAGTTTATTCCAAGAACTATTGATGGAGTAACTGAGTACCCACCAGGCGATCCAGGTTCTGGTCTTCAGCCTATTTCATCTCAACCAAAGTTTGGTTTACGTTTCAACCGTTACACAGGTATGGTAGGAACTGGATCAATTTCTGATATTACCGTGCTTTCTTCGCCAGAAGAAGATGAAGTTTGGACTCTTGAATTCTCGTCTGATAAGACAACAATCTTTGTTACGTCAAATATTCGAGGAAACTATCCATCTGCTGTTGTTGGAACGAAGTACTCTTTAACTAATACCTCATCACCAATTGATTTCTTAGTTACCGCTGGATCTCGAACTTTTGAAAATGGCGATGCCTTTATTGTTAAGGTTTCAGCAAATCAAATCGGTGCTGTCACAAATTATTCCAAAATGAACCTTAATGGTAAATGGGAGATAATTGACGGGGTAACCTTAACAAAGCAAAATGGATCAGACGTCGACCCAAATTCTTTGGCATTTGACCCTACCTCAGCAAATGCGTCATGGATTATCTGGGTTGAGGCGCTAATTTCTCAACTAAATTATGCAATCATTGGCTACAACATCCATTTCAGAGAATTGAAGCTAATCGCTGAATCAGAAAATAAACACACTAAGTTCTGGTATAACACCGTTGACCAGCTTCTTGATTCTGACACTCAAGATCGAGTATACGACAAGATTAAGATTCTTCGTTCTAACTTAGATGCTTCTGGTAAAAATCGTCTTCCAGTAGCTGAAAACTATGATGTTGTAGGTGCAGTTAAAAACAGTGATGGTACCACAAACATTTATGCTCTTGAGGTCATTCCTTCAGATACACAGAACGCAGTAAATTCAGGCAATGGGTTCCCAGACGATATTCTTCAATTCGAAGATTTCTCAAGAAACTGTTATCGTTATTATCTCGTTGATTCGTCATCTAGTGCTGAACTTGAAATCACTGATGTCTCAGTAATCAACAGCATTAAGAACCAATTTGCAAATGGATCGTTCGTTTACAAGACTCCATTGGGTGTTGAATATCGTCGTTATGCTGCTCGCGGAAATGCGTTTAACACCGTCAAGAATCGTAAGGACGAACTATTAGATTTCATGTGGCAGCATTTTAGTCCAAATACTAATATGATCGACCCATCAGTTTCAAACATTCATGATGCGTTTATCCTAACACGTGGCTATTACGACAATATGATGGCTTATGTAACCGGTGCGTCGTCAATTGTTCCAACACCACCAACTCCATTGGAACTACGTAATTCGTTTGGTTACATTTTTGATAAGAAGATGCTTTCTGATACTGTGATCATGCATCCTGGTAAAGTTCGTCTTCTATTTGGTGATATGGCAGAAGCTCAATTGCGAGCAAAGTTCAAAATTGTTAAACTACCAACTGCTACTTTCTCAGATGAAAGAATCAAGCTAGAAGTCATCAACATTATCAACAATTACTTCAACATCAATAATTGGGATTTTGGTCAGAAGTTCTACGCAACTGATTTGACATCCGTAATTCACCAAAACTTGGTAACTGAAATTGCAACAATCGTTCCTGTTCCAGTTTACTCAGTGAATTCATTTGGTTCTCTGTTCGTGATTGAACCAGGTTTTGACGAAATACTTCAATCTTGCGCAACAATTTCTGATGTTGAGATTGTTACTGAATTGACCGCAAGCGTGTTGAGACAGAAGACTTAATCTCAGTAGATCTCCACTAATAATGGGAAGCGTCACGAAAGTGCGTTTCCCATTTATTTTCTACTCTAATAAATACTTCATCGAAAAACTCAATCCCCAGAAGAATCATCTTATGAGCAAATCTAAAGACTACGTTTACGACAATCTAGACGTTTTTGATTACGTCCCTGAATATCTTAAGAACCAACTAAACTCTTCAATGTCAAGAAACCTTTTCAATAAGTTTCTTACTAAAGAAGAGGCTGTGCAGGTTTATGGATTGATTGGAAACAAGTCAGCATCCGATACTGATTCGAGACCTTTGTTGCCTCAATCATCAACTGAGAGAAAAATTAATTCTTTGATTCCAATGATTTATGGAAAATCTGGAACTGAAGAAACCGTCCTTTCTTTCTCAGACGTTATCAATAAAGCTCGCCTATTAGGAATCAACGTTTCTGATTTTTCTAATTGGGGAGGATGTCAATCTTTTAATTTCGTTCCACCTATCGATATTGATAAGTTTATCAACTTCTCAAGTTATTTTTGGTATGGAAAACAAACTGCGTTCGCACCTGCATGGAACAGCTCTTTAGATCCAGAGTTTTATGTGATCGCAAGACCTAGCAAAAATGACATAAACAAATTCCCAGTTGAAGTTGCTACCTATGTTAATACCATCCTTACTGGATCTGGTCACGCGGACGAAAATTGGATTGTCACTTTTTCTGACGCTCATAATTTCGTAATCACTGGCGAAACCTCTGGTATTTCCGGTCCTGGAACTGTTGACACCGTATTTAGATCCACTTACTTGACATTTAAAATTTCAAGTGGTACCATCCCATTCGTCAATGGGGATACTTTCGTCATTTCAGTTAAAGATTTGTCAGAACAATACACATTCACATACTCAGGAACCGGCAATGGCGGTATCTCAGGTATTAAGGGTATCAGACGTTTTGCCGCAATCGTCCAGCCTGATGGATCATCCGTGCAGACCTACGACGGTATGCGAGTGCTCGTAACCAACCAAAATAATTCTTCCGAAAATGGAATTTATATCGTTCGCTCCGGCGCGTGGGAGAGAGCTGTTGATTGTCTTGAAGGTTCAACTGGATTTGATGGTATAAAAGTTTATGTTTCCGGCGGAGCGGCTGAAATGATTGGCCTTTGGGAAGCGATAACATTTAATAACACTTCCAAAATTTTCCAAAAGGTTTCTGAAAACAGAAACGTTTCTGAATGGTCACAATACAATTTCTGGGTTCATAGAGATGATGCAGAATCTCTAGGAATCAACATCAACAACGCGATCCAAGCTAAGCGTCCAATTATCGAGTATTCTTTTGATTTGGAAATGAATACTGATCAGGTCGACGGTAAACCACTTGGTGGAAATGTTCTGCTAAATGCTGAACAGAAAAAGTATAAATTCAACCAACTTCCGCTATTCAATTTGTATTTGGCAAACGGTGAGTTTGCTGAAAAAGTTTCATCAATTTTTTACTACGAAGAAAGCAATAAATCATCGATCGATTCTCAGCTAAAACGTCGTATTCTATTGGATGAAAATAATGACTTCGTGTTTAGTCAGGGTTGTGTGGATGAAAACGGTGGAATGCTATTCTTTAAAGAATCTGGTCTAATTAAATCAGTATGGGCGGCAGGTCCGAACCATGCTGAAGTATCAACACCACTATTCTCAAGCGTACAACGTCAAATTAAAGATGCTGAAATTGGCGTAATAATTAGCGATGTAAATTCGCATATTAAGAATGCTAATTGGCTAGCGACTGCTTCAACCTCAACAAGCTTTACTCTTGCGTCATATCAATATCCTGAAATTTCTGTCAATGTTCCATTTGACAGCTCAATTAACGTAGTTGACGCGCTAGGAAACAAACTATTCACCATCACTATTCCTTCGGGATCCACAGAAGTTCCAACTTCAGGCGTAAACGTTGGTGACTATTTCAGATTTAAATCTGTCAATAAAGAATTCCCACGTTACGTTACTGGTGAAACACTTGCTGCTTCTCATGAAGTAGCAATAGACGAAGAAATGGTAAATGGAGTTTGGACAACTCCATTCCAATTAGAATTTAACCCTTACCATGAAAATCGTAAGACTGTTCATTTTGGCGATTTGATTAACCACTTCAAATCTATTATTGCTGCCCAGCCAGGTTTTTTCGGAAGCTCATTTGGTAGAAACAATTTTAGAGAAATCTCAAATAAAAATGTTGGCCTAGGCGGAAAAATTAAAGAACATAATGGGGCATTTAATAAGTTTGTTGGATTAACTAACCAAGATAACATTTCTCCGTTGTCAATTATTGATTTTGCTGAGACTCAATATGCACAAGCATTAAATTCAGTCAGCGAGTACGTAAACAAATACGCAATTGATTTCTTAACAAATCACGGCACTCCTGTATTTTTAATGGGAGTCGAATCAACTAACAAGATTCCTACCCTTGTTGATGAATATTGCGCGTACTACAAGGAGCGTGTTGACGTAGCTTCTTATCTATCGGATTCAACTTCCGTTATTCCAAACTGGCCTGCAACTCTTCCATCATTGGGATTGTCTGGTGCGGTTCGTCCATTCTTTGGATTTGACCATGAACTTGGCCTAAACGTTATTGTCCACCATGACGGTCACTTAAGCCCAAAAAATCAACGAAACGTTGAGTTTGACCGTGGACTAACAAAACAATCAGTGCTTCGCTCTGATGGAACCTCATGTCCTGGTATTTTTGCTTCATCAATGCCAGCAAAACCATACAAGAACCAGTTGTGGTTCCATTCTAATACCAGCATCCTAAGAATTTTTGATGTTTCATCAGATACTTCTGCGCCTCTAAATCCATCAGCTAATGATTTTTGGTACGATCGAAACGCAGACACTTTGCACCAATGGATTGGTAATGAGTGGGTGGCAAAATCTGATAAGAGCATCGCGTGGAAAATTGTTGAGACTGATAGTATTCTTAACGCGTTCATTATTGAGATTGAAAATCGCCTATTTAATTCTATCCACCCAAATCAACAAATGGTTTGGAACGCTTCTCGATACGTTTCTACTGAAACTCTTAAGTTTGAGCTTGCAAAGTTTGCAGCAAAATACAATTACGATCCATACGCGCCAGACTTCAATGTGAATGACCCATTCACCTGGAATTACAAACAGGCAAATTTCCCTGTTATTGGTACTGGTCACGCAAGATGGTATGACATTTACGCGGCGTATTTCGCAGCGGCAACTGGCACTCAATTTACTACTTGCCGCCCAAATATCGAGCCATGGAGATTGCTAGGTTATGAAACTATGCCTGCAGGTTTCTATGAAACTTATGGCGGCGTATCACACATAGATTCATTACTTGCGGTAAATGACGTTTCCGTAGTATTGTTTGACAATTTGGTTTCAACATCAGCTTGCCCAAATGTAGTTGACGGAAAAACTCTTTCAGTTGGTGATCGAGTTCTAGTCACCACTGGTGCGAATGCCGGCATCTACACCGTGACTTCAGTTGGAACTGGAACCAACGGCTCCTGGGCATTTGCATCAGACTTTAACCCATTCGCTATTCAGGTTGGACTAAATGTTTCCGTCAAGAATGGATCTCTATGGTCAGGTTCGACTTGGGTAGTCGTTGATAATGGTGGTGTCAAGTCATTTGAACAAGTTCGTCAATGGAAGCTACAACTATGGGCAGACATCCAAGCAGCATTCCCTACCTTGAAACTATGTGTGAACGTGTTCAATGAGCAATTGCTCCCACCTTACGTTGATCCATTGTCTCCAGCTGCTCAGTTCGGTCTTCTTAACATTGCTCCATCAGGAATCGCGAATGCGTACGAATTTGGGGACAATGGTCCTACTGAAATCGTATGGAAGAAATCACTGGAACACTCCTACTCACTTCTACGCTCTTCGATGAAGAATCAACCATTGCTCTTCATCGAGAGTACCTGGGGTGACGTGTGTCGATCTGTGGGTGGCTTAAAACTCGACAAGCAGCTGGCACGAAAAGAATCTCACAAAGAAATTCTACTGCACGGCGAAACTCTTCCTGTGAAGAACCGTGCCCGTATAATATACAGCTCTGTGCTTCCTGTAACTGGAGCTGGGACCAGGGAAAAATCTGTAGAATTGGTTTGTGACTACGTAACGGAGTTTTTCGACTTCTTTAAGGTTACCGTAGACGGAAAAATTGTTGGACACCTAAACAATTTTGATCCTTCTTGTGGAATCGATTTCTCCCAATTAGAAATTACCGATCAGGGAATGGGATTCTATGTTGGAGACAAAATCTCCTTCTCACTAACTGATGGCGTAATTTCTAACGTGGTATTCGAGTCTGCGAAGACTAAGGTTTACCAAGGTATTGGTCAATTTTACACCCAACTTTTGAAGTTCAATTCCTACTCTTTGGTCACTTCTAAGAATTCTGTAATGTTCCGTAACTGGGATGTCAATCTTGGATACCGCTTCGGCGCATTTATGAATACCGAAACCTTGAGTCTAAAGAGCAACGGTTTCGACATCCCGCTTGGTATGTGTAATATGCTAACCAAGATTAGCCCATACGCAGGTTCATCTTGGATTAATGCGCTTCGTATTCAGCTAGTCAAGGTAGGTTCTACACAGCTAGTCGACGGAATCTATAAACCAGCAAACAATGGGGATGATTGGGTATTCCGTATTGAAACCTATTTCAATAAGTACCCTGAAATTTCGTACTATGATGTTGACACTGCAGGCGAATTCATGACTTTTGACGTATTGTCTGGTCGTCGCTGCCCTATCACATGGAAGAACTACTCCGGCAATCGTGGTGTTAAGACCTCAACTGTCCCAATGATCATCACTGGTGTTCAAAACGTCGTAAACTTCTTGTTTGGATATACTCGTTTCCTACAAGACTCAGGCTGGGTTATCAACAACAACGCAAATCCAGATATCGACGCAGAAACTGGTCGTATCATCACATGGCAACTAGAAATCGAAAAGTTTGTAGACGCAGTTTACGACAATTTGACACCTGGTTCCGGCGTGATTATCAACCCATTCATGAAAAATGTTTGGTTCCAAACTGCAAAGGGCCTAGTTTCAAAATTTGAGACTATCAATTTCTTGGATGTGTCAGCTTCTCAGTTTGCGTTTGACATTACCGGTAGTCAGATTTCTCTTGATCAATTGAAGATCATTAGAGAAGAAGATACCACCATGGTAATCTCTGATACTCCAATTTTCGGCTTGCACGTAAATGTTGAGCACTATGAGCATTGTGTTCTGTTCCCATATTATCTCGACAACAGCAAGAAACAAAAGCTAATCTTTGATCCATTCTTGGGTATGAAGCTTGGTAAAATTCTTGTTCAAGGTTCTCGTCAAGCAGTTCAAACTGCTCGTCCATCATTTGGCGGCTTCTATCTAAGCAACAATAAGATGAAGAGAAACTTGGTTTCGTCAATCGATGATCTAGGAAAGTTGTACGATTCTGACGCGGTTTTCAACAATCCAGAATATTCTAAGTATGCTTTGGCATTATTCGGATTCTCCGAAAAAGATTACTTTGATTCACTAGGAACTTCTAAGAAGAATCAATTTAATTTCTGGAGAGGAATGATTCAGGCTAAGGGAACTAACTCTTCTGTTGAAGCTTTCCTAAATAACAAGGCCTTTGAAGATGCGAAGATTGACGAGTACTGGGCATTCAAGGTTGCCGAATACGGAGATGCGCGAACCAAGTCTTTCCCTGAGTTGAAGCTTCAAGCTTCAGACAGTTTGATTGACACCACTCGTTTCCAATTTGACGGCGATCAAGTTTTACCAGGCTTTACTCAAATTTCGTCAACTGACGAATCCCGTTGGGTAAATCTTGACGATTTGAATGAGCTTAAAGCTCGTGGTATGTATTTCGACGCGACCTCCGTAGGTAAAATCGTGTTGAAAGAAAAGCCTCAAATCGTGAACTTGATAAATGAAGGCAATGGTGCTGTTAAATTCGTAACCGGTTCTACCGTTGTTAAATCGTTTATGAGTCCAACTGTTATCCGTTGTACTATGGACGATGTTGAAACTTTCACTGTCGTAAATACTGCAACAAATCAGGAACTAGGAACCGGAATCATCGGCATTAATTTCACTTGCTCAGATTTTGAATTTACTGTCGAAACTGATTTGTTTGAAATGCAACCTGGAGATTCATTCACTTTCGCTATTTCTGTAGATATTGACACATTGGTAAAACTACCATTTGTCAGCGACAAGCTTGTGATCAGTGATACCTCATCAGTTGAAGTTGTTTCTCAAACTGTTGTTAGAGTTAAGAAGGCAAATACTGCACCGATTACTATCGAAGGTTTTGGGCCACAAAAACCAAAATTTAGCCCAATCAAATTCTTCGACTATAAGAGCGATTTGTTCCTTGGTAATATTCCATACTGGAACCCAGCAATTGGACAACATACTCCAGAAGCATATGAAATCATTAACATGATTTCTCCAGTTGATCCAGCAAAATACAACCAAACTACCCAAATCGTCAACAACCCTAACTATGACATGCTAAAACCATGGGGTAGCAGAGAGGTTGGTAAAGTTTGGTGGAATACCAATAAGCTTGACTACAAGCCTTATTACGATCCTGCTTTCTACCCAAATATTGAGCACCGTTTGTCAAAATGGGGTTCTGCTGCTGAATACTCAAGTGTTGAAGTTTACGAATGGGTAGAGTCTGATGTTCCTCCTGAAAAATACGCGGAACAAGTTCTTGCTGATGCTAAGGATCAGAACAAAACCCAAAGCGATAAGAAGAGCGGCGAAGTTGCAATCTCTAAATTGCTAACTCGCTCAAGAACTTGGAATGTTCGTCCAGTTGCTTGGAAGAAGAATGAAGATTATGAATCACCATTCATGACTTCAGCGCTATTCAACAAAATTAGAGTAACGTCTGAAACTATTGGTGCTTCACGAGCAATTTTGAATTACGGGCGATTCTCAGACTACTCCATTAACGCTGGAATGTCTCTATCTGCGTGGAATAAAATTGATGATGTTCCAGTAGGTCAAGCTTTGGTTGGAACCGAAAAGACGTACGTCATTGGCGCTGAAAATGAATTCATGAGACCGTATATCGATCAGCCTTCTGATTCACGCATCTCAAGTGTTAGCGTAGATTTCTCGACCAAGACTTCTTCTATTGGAAAAGCAATTGGCAAGATCGCTTTTACAAATTACTCCGAAGGTGGAATTTATTACGTTAGAGCAACTGAAATAAATACAGGAAAATCACAATCATTGCCTGTCAGCGATGTCGTTGTTGGTACTCCTTTTGTTGATTTCGACTTCTTCGAACTTGGTGTAAAAATCAGACTAAACTTGGCCTAACGTATGACTATTATTCAAAACGCCCTAATAACCGCCACCATTTCTAATGGTGGCTCAGGATTTAACCTATTCGAATCGGTTCCGTTGTACGCAAACGGAACCCTTTTTGCTCATGCTTCTTCCGATTCAGGAAAAATTACAGGGGTAAAAATAGATTCTCCTGGTTCAGGTCTATTAGATGGAAGATATCCGATTAATGGAGAGACCATCGATGTTGGATATGTTGACGTTGTTAACGGACAAGTCACTTCTGGATATTACGTAAAAGATACGGTTTATTCCGGTAGACCTGCAGTTACCGTTAACATCCCTTATGATTACACCACTTGGCCATCATCTTCTACTGGCGTTCATACTTCGCCGACGTTAAGTGCAATTGTTCAAGGTGCTTTAACCTCAGTAATCCCTGATTGGGAAACCGTTACAAATGGTCAACCACAGTCTTTTGGTGCTAATCCTACAATAACCTTTGGTGGAACTGGAACTGGAGCGGTTCTTACTCCAGTAATTGCGGATTATACCATTCCTGGCACAACAACCACTGACACTGGATCAACTGGCGGTTCGACAGGCGGCTCAAATACCGGTAGTGGTTCGACTACTCCTTCTGTTACCGTAACGAATACCACTTCAGTTTCTAATTTGATTATTCCAGCATCTGCTATTTCAGCAATGATTGGAAATAGTAACCACGACATTTTTGTGAGAGAAGCTGTTTCAATTGATGTTGAAATTGATTTCCCTGATAACACCCTTGTAAACGATGAGACTGATCCTGATACTGTAAATCATGCGTTTGGTTGGAGAACTTGGCAGAATCCTGCTCAAACCGACTTGGACTCTGACTTGAAATCTCCTGATAACATCTGGGAACCAATTTACGGAGAATACGTTCCTGTTGGAACCCTATCCACTGACTATCTCAAGAAGATCAAGTCTTACCAAGAAGCGAAATTGGTTCTTAACAGTGGAATTGAGGTTGAAAAGTATCAATCGATCTGGTCTGATTTTGCGCAACTAAATGACATTTTCCTTGAGCGTATTTTTGATGGTAAAGATGTATCACGCACCTTCACTATCGCTACATCAGACAAGAGCATTGATACGAGCAGACTATTTGTCTATGTAGACGGAGTTTTGCAATCTTTGACTAACGTGAAAATCTCAAAGCTAAATGTTGAGCTAACCTCAGCAATCAATGTTCTCGTCGGATCAAAAATTGTAGTCATCTACAAGAAGTATCAACCTTCAGCCTCAGAGTTGTCATTTGACCCTGATACTAAAGATGATTACTTAGTCAACACACAATACAAGTTTGGCTACGATTATACCTCATTTGAGATTCGCGATTCTAATGATCGCTTGACCCAATCTGTTTACTATTTCTGGGTAAAGAACAAAAATACTCCAGCTGCGGGACATAAGATGTCCATTCAGCAGTCTAAGAACCTCTTGACTTACGGTCCATCCTTGTATATGACATTCCACGATATCAAGGATGCGTCAGGTTCACTTCCAATCCGATACGATGCTATTTCTATCTTTGGACTCAACAAGTTTGCAACCCGTGATGATACGTACAAACTACGATTTACTCGCAACTTTACCCTTAGAGACGATCCAAATGAACTTGATCTAAAGAACGTCCACGCTGAATGGGCATTGATAAGACCTGCGCAGAACGTACGTATCCCATTAAACCTTTGGGATAAATTGGTCGATTCCGCTGTTGGACAAGATGTAATCGGAAATGCGGTTCCTTACACTTACTTAAGTGATTATGATGAACAGCACGGAACCTCAAACCGTTTTGGCCTCGGTCAAGGTCAGGTTTTAGCTAACAAAGAATCCGTAGTAGCTTCAATCAAGCACACAATTTTAAACACCAATCTCACCATCAATCTTGGTGGCACACTAGTTCCTGATTACATTCAAAATCTAAAATTGTCTCAATTGGATAAATACTTTGATACACCAGAAACTATTAGACAGACTCTAGATTTCATTTGGAGACAGGCAAAGCCTAAGCAAATAAATGAAATCTTCTTTGCTGTAATCAACGATGCTCTTGCTAATAATTTCGAATTTAAAGACGTATTTAAGACATCACGACTATCCGTGTACTCAATTAAGACAGTGGAACAAATTTTGACAGGAACCGACGATGAGTAATTATTTGTATTCTTCAACCGCCGTAGATAGCCTTATTGCGTACATTAATGACGTAAAACCTTATCACAGCAAGCTATCAGAAATTGTAGAAGAATATCAATTTTACGAAAGCATGAATGTTGCTATCAATGATAGCAAAAGATTTACTCGCACAAAAATTGCAGGCATTTGGGATTCTGAAACATATTCAAACGGACTTTACATTCCGTTTACCAATCTAGCGTTTACAAAGCAATCAAAGTCTTCAAAATATTGGAATGACGCTTTATTGATTGACTCTGCAAAATACGATAGACAGATTCCAGGTTTAACAGACGCGTATTATCTTCGTCATAATATCGGTATTCGCTCTGTTTTCAGAAACGGTATTGTTCAAAACGAAGGTGTAGATTTCCATGTTTCCCATGGTGCCTACACTATTGACGTCGAGGGTTCAAAACAGAAATATACTGAATCTTCTCTAAAAAATGTAGTCGGCGATGACGCATCAAAATGGGTCAAGGGTCTTCAGCTCATGTCTGAGCCATCCTCTTTATATTATGAAGATGTAAAGGGAACAAACGGCACCGTTACTGAAATTGTACCTAATCTTAATGCAAGCAATTACGAAGAATTTACCCTAAAGTGTGTCCAAGTAAACAACACAACAGACGGGATAAAACTAAGCTACGAACACGAACAAGTTGTGCCATCATCAGTATGGAACATTCAGCATAAGCTAAATTCAACTAATTTGTTTATGCAATGCTACATTGTTGATGCTCAAACTTTAGTTCCAATTTCACCAGCTAGAATTGAATTTGTAAACGCAAATACCGTAAACGTTTATTTTTCAAGCGAACGAATTGGTAAAGTAAAGATTATTCGTTTTGTTGACTCGCTTAGCACCTTTACCGAAACCTTTGTTACTCCTGAAGATAAGTGGCATGTTCATCATAATCTAGGTACGACTGATTTAATTTACAATGTTTTAGTAAACATCAATGGTTCTCTAGAGAAGATTAATCCTGCATCTATTGACATCGTTGATGACAACAATGTCATTATTAATTTCTCATCTCCAAGATCAGGTGAAGTAAGTCTTGGTTCAATTAGTTCATACGCTTCTGCGTCATTTGTCCAAAATCAACCTTCTGATACTTGGTCATTTGACAACAAACTAAGAACCGATTCGGGTGTATTTCTTGTCTATGATTCGAATGGCAACGTCGTCTTCCCACAAGACATTGTTATCAGTAAGAGTCTCATCTATGTAAAATTCTCAAAGCCTATTTCAGGTAAATTGCTGTTTGCGAAACTATTTAGCGCAGGTAATGAAAACACAATTTTCTCTGTTACTGGCTCCGAGACTGGTCTAATTGGCTATGCTAGAGTTGGCTTAAAGTTTACCTCTCAAAATCTCAGCTTCACTATTAAGCCAGTAGCAGAAGACTCCGTGTTTTTGATGGGTGAGACTTATGTCTTGACTCCAAAAAACAGAATAGTAACTCATAAGAATTACATTGACGACGAAAAATGGTCCTTTATTAAGGTCAATCCGATCGTTCATGAAAAGCCTCGATTCCAAAAATCAGGAACTCCGATTATTTCTAATTGGGTTTATAAGACCACTGGTATAAGACCACAAGTCTTGACCATTACTCATGATGGCTCAGTCTTTAATGTTGTTAGTTCAATCGACGGAAGCATAGGTTCCGTCGCAAACGGTGGAACCTTTAGCACTTCAGAATTTTCGTTTACAATACAGTCGAGCATTATTGACCCAGTAGCTGGTGATTATTTCCAGATTACCGTGTTTAATGAAGCACCAACCATAAGTGATCTTGATCTAACAATTGGTTATGATCTTACCACTTACGACAACACTGAGTATGACGATCATTTTATTGGGTTCGATTTAACCTCATTGAATTTGACTATCGTTGATCCGGCAATTAAAACTTCTTATTTTGAATTGTCATATAATGGATCTACATTTGATGTTTTCCAATACAACAATTCAACAGACAGACGTCCTCTCGCTCAATATGCGCCAATAGTTCCAGGCGTCCCATACACCTGTCAGGCTTTTTCAATCACTATTCCAGCAACGGTGTCATACCTAACTGGAGACATTTTCATATTTAACGTCACTAATCCTGATCCATATTTCAATGATCATGACGTTTATATGATTTCAAATAGATTTGGATTGATTAATCTTTATCCAAAGTCCTTTATTGATTCACCTGCACAAACCTGGACAATTTCAGTAAACGGTGATTATTCTGTTTCTGTTGTTGGTTCCGTATCTGGTGCTCAAGCTAATGGAAAAATCACTGAGTCGTATGATAATGGATTTATCCATTTTACCCTTCTTCAGACCGAAATTCCATTTACTCCTGGAGACCAGTTCTTTATCACCATTAATGATGAGAAACCATCATACTTGGTATTTGGCGAGAAGACCGGTTTCACCAAGCCGCTAACTATCGGCAAATGGTACTGGAACGGCAAACTAGGTCTAAAAATCGACTTTCCATTCTATCATGCCCAGGAATTTGTGTCTGTTGGTGAAGGTAAACAGGGTCGAGAAATTTACTCCGGATCAATAGTCATTGATGAGTTTGGTAATAAGCTTGAGTTTAATAAGCCGCCAAGATACGACGCTCGTAACGATGTGTACAAATTCACCCCATTGGGAACCAAATACCAAAATCAGCAGCTGATTAATGTTGAATCTGCCGTTCGTGGTATCCAACGTGGAGCTCTTCGTAATTCTCGTTACATCGATGACATGAGACCTGAGCAGTCTAAGTTTGTAGGTTTTGAACATCATGACGGTGTAATTGATCTTACAATTACCGCTGCATCGGATCTTCCGTTGACACCAATTTCATTTGAAATTGTTTCAAATGATTTGCCATTATACCACGCAAACGATCTAATAATTTTTAACACACCAATTGGCTTTGATACTGTCACAGTTGAACGTGAGACTATTGATAAGATTTTCCTTAAAACCAACACTAAGAACCCAGTATTAGGTCAAAATCCATCTGATAATGAGGATCAATGGTTCCCAACTTACACCGTTCAGAAGAGCCCGTTCTCTGATGAATCTACGGAAGTTGACGTTTATGCGTCTTTAATCAATAAAAAAGTCGGAACAATTAAGAATTTTGGTGGTGTAAAAGAACAATACCGTCTAGAAGTTGATAGCGATTTCTTCAATGAATTCTTGCCATTCAATTCTAGATTAGGCTCAAAAGTAGTACAAAACGAGCAGGAAAATGCAGTAGTTAAAACTCGCTTCACTGAAAAAATGCGAGTGTTTGACTATTATCGAATGAGTGATACTATTTCTGTCAACCTACACGAAAATCACGCAATTAAGATCGATTCAAGTTATCCGTTGTTCCACGATACTATTTTAGTATCTATCGACGATAAGACCTTTAGAGGGTTCTTTGCGGGTTATGACACATCTCCATTTGATATTGAATCAAATGGCTATGATGACACAACTTCCGTACAAAATGAATTTTTCTCAGCGTCAGCTGGTGGTGTAGGTTACCTTGTTCAGGATAAGGGAGTTGGAAATAGTTCAGTTTCGAAGATAAACGAGACAATGACAGTCTATTCTCGCTTGACCTCGGACGCAATGGGTTTCGCCAATGCCTACGCTGATACAAACCTACCTGCTATCGACGCCTACGGTTGGAACAATGCCGACGTAATCGATGGAACTCCGCCGATGGATGCTCAAGGTTGGGATGCTGCAGTGTTTGATATGGTTTATGGACAAAACATTGAGAGTGTGACCGACGTCATCTATGATCTAACCGCATATGTTTCAAAGCTAAATATTCCTGTTCCAGGATCCAGCTTGTATGGAGCCCCATACACTAATATTCCTTCTGCTTTAATTGATGTAAATAGAAAGATCGCAACAGCAACTATCATGAAACGTGGTTTAAACGCAAGTTCAGTTGTCATGTATTCTGACATTGCAACACAAACACAGGTGTCAATCAACATCATTGAGAACACGTCTGATTATGTGAAGATTTCTGTAACAACCCCATCTATCGGTAAGATCGTAATTTTCTAATCTTATCGACAGAATAAATACCCCAAACCATCTATTTTTAAAGGTGAGAACTAATGGAAATGAATTTCAAAACCAAAATTAAAGGTCACGTTCTAGTTAAGGACAAGAACACTAACGAAGTCCTTGTCGACAAGTTTAACGCTGTTCACCCACAGAACATGGCGAAAGTTATCGCCCGCGGCCTTGCAAATGAACCAAATCAACAGATTTTCCAAATCGCCCTAGGCAATGGTGGAACTTATATCGATTCTACCCAAAGCATCGTTTATAATTCACCTAACATTATTGGTCAATCCGCAGATTTGTATAACGTAACTTACACTGAAGTCGTCGATGATGCAAATTCAGGCGTCGGTGTAGGTAACTCTGTTATTAGCCAAGCTGCACCAAGCCCAGATATTTCTTCTCTAGTTATTTGTACTATTCAGCTTTCAGCAAATGAACCAGCTGGCCAAAATACTACAGACGCTGGAGCAGACGGTGTAAGCACTTCAGGTACAACCGTTGGCGCAAAGAAAAACGCATTCACCTTTGACGAACTAGGTCTAAAGACTGTTGACGGTCTATTGCTTTCTCATATCGTCTTCAACCCAATCGAAAAGAACGCGCAACGCGAACTTATCATTTCTTATACCTTGACAGTCTCTGTTTCTGCGTCTTAATTGACATTGGGGATGTGGATGAAAATGGTCTCAATCCACATCCCCAATAAATAAAATCCCCAATAAATAATAAAGTAACTTCTTATAGTCAAAAGACCATGGAACTAAACTTTCGCCAAGGTATTTTAAAGCGTCAATCTGACCTTACTAATACCGCAATCTTCATTCAAAAGTCTAGCCTAGACGGCCGCTATTTAGATCTCGTTGTTTCGCCAGATCCGACAGTTTTCACTGTCGCTCATTTCGACGCAAACTATCTAATAGAGGAAACCAAGTCAGTAATTAAGGCTTGGGGTCCAATGGAACCAACCGGTGAGACACAATATCTTTACTGGGATGTTAGTCTTCTAGATGCATCCTTAACTAGAGGTCATACGACCTTACCACCAATAGTTTCAAGTGCTGAACCTTCTAATCCTTTACCAGATCAGCACTGGTTTGATACTAATCAAAACGTTTATAAAGTTTACCTAAACGGCAAATGGCAAGTTCGTCTTCGCTGTTTTGCTGCAGTTTATGACCGTTCTGCTCAAGTAATCGCATATCCTATTGGTTCTCAAGTTGGTATAACTGGCGGAACATTTGCTGCCGGTAATATCATCCTAGGTAAAAACAATAAACCGTTAAGAGATTCTGACGGAACCTTCGTAACATCAGAATCAAATTTGATTATCGCTAGAACTTCAGCAGAAGCTGTCAAATTTGACGCTGCTCTTGCATTTGCTGAAGCCGCAGAAAATATTCCAAAGTTTTCTCTTGTTACCATTTTACCAAAACGTAAAGTGGTTCTCGGATCATTCTTGAAAACTGGAAGACAAATTCACGGGATTATCGCGCACGATTTAAATGCGGGCGAAGTCGGACAAATTGTCACAAATGGTCTAATCAGAAACGAACAGTGGAATTTCACTGAAGCCCAAGTAGGTAAACCTCTTTTCTGCGGTCCATCAGGTGAAGTCACCTTGACTCCTCCAATATCAGGCATCTTGCAACAAGTCGGATTCGTCTACGATGTAGACGCCATCTATTTGAACTTGTTCGCACCGATAATTCTGACACAGAGCTAATATAAAAAATAGGAAATAGAGAATGTCAGAAATCATTCAAACTTATCAAGATATCGGCGGACAAGAGAACGTTTACGTTCCTTTGTACGTTGATACGACCGGTCAATATGGCCGTATTCCCTCTTCTGCACTTTTAGATATTTCAGGTATCTATTCACCTAACTTTACAGTTGGTGGAAAACCGATTATGTTTGCAGATGGTACCGCATCAGACGGTTCATCTCAACTCGATTTTCAGTCAGTCTATTTCCACTCTCGTGCGGTAAATGGCGCAGCCAGAATATCGTTACAACCTGGAAAAGATTTCGCAATTTGCGACGCGGAAGGAAACTCTTATATTGAGGTTGATGCAGCAACCGGCAAAATCACCATTCACGGTGAAATGGCCGTCGTTTCTGCAATTGCTAAATTTGAAGGGGCGTATCAGGAATTTAACCACCTGAATATTCTTTCAACTGATGGCTCTAGGACCGCTCTATTAATTGAACCAAAACCTGGGGTTCAATTTCTAACAAACCCTGTCCAGATTTCAACAAACTCTGGCGGACCAATCGATTTTTCTATTAATGCTCAAGGTCAGACCTATATTCGTGACCTAATTGTAGATTCGATCGATGCAAATCTAATAGATGGTGTAGACTTCGGTGCGATTTCATCCCACCTTTCTCCAGAAGCTTCGCCATATAAACACTTTGCTTCTGAAATTGAGTTTAATCCAAGTATTGGGAATACTAACTATTTCCAATATGATGGTAGAATTTCAGTTAATGACGCTTTAAACACAATTGTTGACTCGGTTTCAAACAAACTTGATTCATTATCTGCAGCAATTGATTTAATCCTACAAGATGAAACTTCTGAGGTTAGTTTCTTTAACCGAATAGTTACTCTTGAGGGTCAAGTATCTACTCTCAATAATGATCTTTATGGTCAGCATGGTGTAATAAATCGTTTGGCAGTTACTGAATCGGAGATTCAGAGTTTAACTAGCCAAATGAGTAGAATTAATACCGCCAATATCGCGGGTATTAATTTTGAACAATATGCTGGAGCTACAGTTTGGACAATCCATCATAACACTGGGTCAACTTTTATACAGTTTACCACGTATGATGAACATGAACGTTTAATTTGGCCTGATGATGCATTTTCCTTGGATCACAATACGTTCGTAATCGTCTTTGGATCTAATCAAGTAGGAAGAGCTATTTTGACTTGCTTGATTCCTCCTGTTACTACGATTTTCCAGCAACCCGTTGCTCCAGCTTAAGTAAAATTTGTAACTAAAGTAATAAAATTGGGGTGGTCAAAAAAATCAAAAAAATTGACTCCCCAATAAATAAGAATATCTAAAAAGTAAAAACACATAAGGTATATCCAATATGAGTAACACCTCTAGACAGACAATTTCTACTAGTGATATTGTGTTAGCAGCTACATTGAAAGTTAAAGGTTTTGTCCTAAATAGGATAGAAAAGAACGGCAACAAGGGTATTTTTATATTCGATGATGTCGAGGTCTCAGTAGTCGAAGATTACGATCTCGGTAAATGCCTCGTTGAACCAATTGCCTTTAATAATGCTATCAAGGCTCTTACCACAGCAACTCGTAGAATCGTTTAATTTGCAAATTAAGGAGAAAACAACATGCGTCTAAATGGCAATCTAGTTCTAAACGCCGGCGGTCTTTCTGAAATCCAGAACGCAGTCGTAGAACGCGTATCACAACTACCAACTTTCAGCGCTGCTGAAAAAGGTCGTTTCGTATTCCTAACCACTGAAGGCAAAGTCTATTTCAACGACGGCGTCCAGTGGAGCACCATGGCAACCGGTGGTAATGCATCCGCACTACAAACCGAAGTTGACCAACTAGAGTCCGCTCTAGGTGCACTATTTACCCAAGCTGGCGGCTTCAACGCTGTTGGTGCAGTTCTATCTAACGTTACTGGTGCAACCACTCTAACTGAAGTTATCTCTCAGCTAGACGCAGCTCTAACCGCAGCAAAGAACGCAACCGCAGCTGAAGTTACCCGCGCAGCTGCAGCAGAAGCATCCCTATCCGCTGCTCTAGCAGCTGAAACCACTCGTGCAGAAGGCGCAGAAGCTGACCTTCAAGCAGCAATCGACGCAGAAGCAGCAGCTCGTCTTGCTGCAGGTAATACTTTCGCATCTGATCTAGCAGCAGAAGTTACTGCTCGTTCAACCGCTGACGCAACTCTAACTGCAAACCTAGCAGCTGAAACCACTCGTGCAACTACTGCAGAAGCTGGTCTACAGTCCGCTATCGACGCAGAAGCAGCATCCCGTCAAGCGGCTGATTCTTCAGAAACCGCTTCCCGTATTGCTGCAGATACCGCAGCAGCTGCAGCAGCTTCTGATCAACTAGCAACCGAAACTACCGCACGTCTAGCAGGCGACGCAGCTCTAAATACCCGCGCTGATAACATCCAAGCTGAACTTGACGCAACTCAAGTCGGTGCAGGTCTAGGCGTTGACGGTGTTTACACTGCTCCAGCTAACACCAACTATCTAGGTTCTGCAACTTCTCTAAGCAACGCAGACGTTAAGCTAGATACCGCAATCAAAGCAGAAGCAGATCGTGCAGCTGGTGTTGAAGCAAACCTAGCATCCGCAATCGCTAACGAAGCTCAACTTCGTACCGACGGTGACGCAAACCTACAAGCTCAGTTGACCGCATACATCAACGGTAAGGTTGACCAAAACGCTACTCAAGACGCAGCAGAAGCAGCAGCACGTATCGCAGCTGACGCAGCTCTACAAGCTGAATTGGATCAAACCCAAGCTTCTATCGGTCTAGACACCAACGGCGCGATCATCCCAGTTGAAGGTACCAACTACCTAGACGGCATCACTTCCGTTTTCGGTGGCGCATTCGTTCTTGATACTCAAATCAAGACCGTTGCTGATGGTCTAGCAACTGAAACTACCGCACGTCAAGCAGCAGATACCGCATTCCAAAATGCGCTAAATACTGAAGCTCAAACCCGTGAAACCGCTGACCTAGCACTACAGCAAGAGTTGAATACCACTCAAGCTGGCGCAGGTCTAGAAACCAACGGTGCATATGCAGCTCCAACTGGTTCTAACTACCTAGGTTCCGCAGTTTCCCTAAAGGACGCTGACTACATCCTAGACGCAGCAATCAAGGTTCAAGAAGATGCAATCGCAACTCTAGCATCTACTTCTGGTTCTGCACTAGCATCAGAAACCGCAGCACGTATCGCTGGTGACAACGCTGTTCAAGCAGCTGTTACCTCCGAAGCTAACCGCGCTCTAGCAGCTGAAGCATCTCTATCTGCAGACATCTCTGCAGAATCTGCAGCACGTTCTGCAGCTGATGCAACTCTAACCTCTGGTCTAGCAGCTGAAGTTGCTGATCGTACCGCTGGTGATGCAGCTCTACAAGCTGAAGTTGATACCATCAACACCAACCTAGGTAAGATCTACTTCCTATACTCAGCAGCATCTGCATCTACTTCCCACACCGTTTCACACGGTCTAGGTCAGAAGTACGCATCTGTTACTGTTATTGATGCAAACACTGATGAAGTTATCATCCCACAGGCAATCGTCTTCGGTGATGCTAACACTCTAACTGTTACTTTGAACGCAGCACTAGAAATCAAGGTAGTAGTTGTTGCAGTAGGTTTCTAAACTACTGTCACTAAAGCTTAACTAAGCTTTTAAAGTGAAAAGGCCCGAAGCCTAAAGGTTTTCAGGCCTTTTTTGATAAATACAGTATAGATCTTTTTATCGCAAAGGAACTAAAAATGAGACATTACGGCAACATTAATCTTCAGCAAAATGAATTGCAAAATGCAGTTCTACCAATCGACACTTACTTTCCAGTAAATCCAAAGGTTGGTCAACTAGTTTTCAAAGATAAAGTCCTTTACATTTGTGTTGACATTCAGAACGAGCTACCAATTTGGACTCCTCTAACCAACCAAATCGACACTTTCATCTTTACTCAGACTTTCCCATCCGCTTCTTGGAACATTTCCCACGGACTAAACTCTGGTACTGTTCAAGTACAAGTTTTCGGTAACGATGGCCGCATGGTTATTCCAAATGAAATCACTATCGTCGACAAGGACACTGTCACCGTTGATTTTGGTATTGAGTTCTCTGGTCGCGCATCAGTTATCGCTGGCAACCTAGACGGCGGCGAGCGCCCAACATATGGTTTTGAGTACGATCAAACTACTCCATCTGATTCTTGGGTTGTAAACCACGGTCTTGGATATTACCCAGTTGTTCGTGTTTTCATCGGTAATGAAGAGGTTCAACCAGCTCAAATTATCCATGATTCTGTTAACACTACTCGTATCTTGTTTACAGCTCCATACGTCGGTGTTGCTAAGTTCATGTAAGGAGAAATAGAATGGGTTACTTCATTCCAAAAGAATTTCTCTTCGTACAAGATACTCCAGCATCAATTTGGACTATCAAGCATGCTTGTGGCTATCCAATTGTTGACATTTACATTTCACAAAATGGTGTAAATGAAAAAATGATTCCAAAGGAAATCGTTTATGTGAGCGATTCACTGGTGGAAGTACATTTCACAAAGCCGTTTGCAGGTTTTGCAAAAGTAGTAGGATAAGGATAAAACATGACTGCTCCAGCATTTTCCCAAACCTTTAACACTCCTTCCACAGAATGGGTTGTTACCCATAACATGGGTAAGGCTGTTGTTTCCGATGTGTTTGTGTTTGACGGTTCTAATCGTCCAGTTAAAGTTCTTCCACTTGACGTAATCGAAGAATCTGATAACGTAGTAAGAGTTACTTTTTCACAACCACAGCGTGGTCTAGTTAGAGTTATCTAACTAAGTCTTTACAGACAAATGAAGGCGATGTTAAACATCGCCTTTTTCTTTTCAAAATCTTCAATAAATATTAAGAAGTTCAACTCAATTTGAAAGGAAAAATATGGGAGCAATCTTCGGCCTATTAGGCGCTAACATAAGAGTTTATGTTATAGCTTTTGTAGTAGCAGCAATTTTAGCAGTAGTTGGAACATTTGCGTGGAAATACAAATCTGCGTTAGATAGTTTAAAAGAAATTCAGGAACAAAACATCCAGCTTGAAAAAGAAAAATCAGTGCTATCACAAGTAAACAACCAAAACCAAACCTTTATCGCTCAAATGCAAGCAGATTTAGCTAATAAGGAAAAATTGGTAAGTGATTTCAGAATTCAGAAGGCGCGTGATGATAAAAAGCTTTCCGATCTTTCAAAGGTCATTATTGCTTATGATAAGAAAGACGATGGCCCAATTGCAAAAGTTTTAAAGGACGCTATTGACGGAATTCTTAAACTAAGAGACAGTAAAGACGGAGAACAAAAATGAAAATTGTACTTATCGCATTAGTTTCTTTATTCCTGACTGCCTGTGAACATAATCGTCCTCGTGAGGAACCTCCAGTAGAACATCAATTGGTCTCTAAAAAGATACCTTCAGAGCTTCTTGAAATTCCAAGCTATCCAACTGCCCCTGATTTATCTGGTACCCAGAAGGATGTGGCAGTATGGATTATTGAGAATGAAAAGCGTGTGAAACAGCTTGAGTCACAATTGAAAAAAATCAAAGAATATAACGAGTAAGAATTATGGCATGTGATTGCGGCGCACCAAGTAAAAGTGGGTTATGGACTTCTATCCCAAATAGTGGTTTAACTGAGATGTTGCCTGGGGAGGACGTTGAATGTTATATGCAACGTTCTTCTGATTCAACCGATAAGGGAGGTGCGCCCGAGCCAACTGACAAAATATCGAATAACGCAATCGTTCCTGATTGCGCAATGAAAATCGATATGCAGTTTAAACTTACGGATGGATCACCATCAAGCAAGTTTAAAGCTCCTGTTACATGGAGCATGGTTGACCCTGCTGACAAAGAAGGAAATAACGGGAAGTATACGATCAGTGGACTTGAGTTTACAAGCGACGGTAAACTCTCAGGAACGATGGATCCTCAAGCGGAAGGTCGCACTTTCACTGTACTGATCGTTGCAAAAGATTCAACTGGTGCAGAAATTGATTCGAGATCATTTACTTTTTCTCCGAAGAAATGCACACCTGGGGCCGACTTAAAATTTATCCATCCATTACCAGGATCGGTAAAGACAAGTGGTTTCGGCCCACGAGTCCACCCAGTTACTGGTGTAAAAAAGGATCATAAAGGCTGCGACTTCGCTTATTCTGGCGGCGTCACAAAAGATGTTTTAGCAGCATGCGACGGCAAAGTGACGAAGGCTGGAGTAGGTGCTGGATACGGTAACGTTGTCTATATCCAGCATGTTAACGGTTCTGGAAAAGTAATGGCTGAAACGAGATACGCACATTTGGCGTCAATTTACGTTTCAGTAGGCCAGCAAGTGTCAGCAGGCCAGCCGATAGGTAAAGAGGGAAATACGGGTATTGGTACTGGAGCGCATCTTCATTTTGAATTGCGATTGCCAGGTGACAAGCCTGTTGATGGCTCTGAATACATCAATGGCACTATAAAGTCTGCGACATCTGACACCACTTCGGGTGATCCTGACCCTGGTAAACCAGCGGGCGCCGTGTCGCAAAGCGAGAACTCGAATAAGGCATTAACTACCGCTAAGGTAGATGCAGCTGCGAAACCTTGCGCTCCATTAAACACTTCTTCAGCATTGCCACCTCAACCCGATAAACAGGTGATTTCATCTTCACGATCTGACTGTAAACCTGAAACCACACCTACCAAATCAGAGGTTCAAGCAAAAATCAATTCTGTTCTTGATAAACATCCAGATCTTGATGCTAGCGATAGGGATTTTATTATGCAGACCGCTAAAATCGAGTCAACTTACGATCCATACGCAAAGAACCCAACTACTTCTGCAACAGGTCTATATCAAATGGTTGATGGGACTGCTAATGCTTATTACAAAAAAATCGGCGTCGAACCTACTTGTGAAAATAGATGCGACGCCGAAATAGCTACAGAAGCAATGGTTAGGTTCTATAAAGAAGCAATCCTAAAATTCTATCAAGAATTTAAGTCAAAGCAAACCATAGCTGGAAAGCATTTAACTCCAGAACTTATTCAAAAGTATAATGCACTCAGTAAGGCTGAGTTTTGTTATGGGTTGATTCACCACGATGGTGTTGGTAATGCTGTAAAAGGAATTGATCGTCAAGGTGTCCAAATCGCTAGATCACGATTTAGTAGCAACACTGCTTAAAAAGTCGATAAACGGGTAAGGTTCTTTAGATTTGAACCTTTTCCAGAATTGTGGGTGCGGAAACGAAATTGGGTCCCACCCATTTTTCTTTGCCCATTTTTCGGCAACCTTTCCCAAACAGATGACTTTCTTCGGTTTAAGTTCTGTTACCATAGAAGGATCATTTTCAGATCCGTCAAGGTTGAAGGCATTTACCCAAAAAAGTTTCCCTTCATCAATCCTTGCCCTAGCAAGTAGGTTGTTTAGCCATCCTGAACATCCAGTGGTATCATTGAACGGGTATGAACGTTGAAACGGAGACGGACCCGAAGGTTTTTCACCAATGACAGCAATGATTGATCCATCGCTTAAGAAGTTCCCTGCACAATTCTGAAACTTATCGGGAATAGATCGACTGACGTCTAGACGACTAGACAATTGAGTAATGACGAGTAGATCATCCTTATAACAGGACTTCCAATTACCGTCATACATCATTTTTGATAAAGCGGCCGACCTTCCGACCGCTAAACCATGCTCCTCAACAATTTTGAGGAGCTCAACTACATTCTTATGCATCGAGCCAGTTCTTGTTGATGTTGATGCTGAACAGACGATATGACACAGCACGACGGAAAGCTTCCTCCGCTGAACCAAATCGCGAAATCGGGAAACGCTTCAGCTTGGTTTTACCGTTAACGGTGTAGTTCGCGATGTAAGCATAAGGATGCTTGCGCTTTAGACGATCATAAGTGTGTTCAAGATAGACACCAACCACACCAGTCTTATTGTCTGAACGATCAATAAGGATTCGCACCTTCTCATCAGACATGGTAGGAACCAGGTTACGAGCCGCGGAAAGATTCTTGGTTTGGTTGTAAAGATCGACTAGGGAGTCGACATATTGTTCGGCTGCAATTCTAGCCTTTTTCTTACCACCACAAGACAGGAAATTGAACGTCTTGCTTGGAGCATGACGTAGTTCATCAGAAGTAAAATTGACAACGAGGTCTTTAGTGGTTTCTTTGATCTGATACATTATTTTTATTCTCCATGAAGAAACGATTTTCAAAATGGTAGACTTTGCCACCATTTTGAAATTATATCATAGAGAACAGGATTTGTAAACTGTTATACGTGCTCTTTAAACCAGCTTTCAATGAAGCCAGATTTGCCCGCTGGATAACGCTTTGGATCATACATCCACATTGCTGAACCATCATCTGGGTTGATGCAAATGTTGATCTTTACTTGGTACAGAGAACCAACTAGTATTGGCGAAATCGCAGTGATGAAGTGCGGACCTGCTGGGAAAATTACCAAAGTTCCAGCCTGAGGCGCAAAGCTGAAGTTGTAAGCTGGGAATTCAAGTTTCCCACCATAGACTTCATTGCGTGGATCAAGAGGAGCTTGATCATTGTAGTCCTTTAACCAAAGGAAACCAACTAGGTCGATGTCCTTGGTCTTTACCCATTTCTTTCGCATAAACTTAGAGTTTTCGCAGCCTGGATTTTCTGCTGGCCCTTTATGATTCTCTGGGAAATATTGAAAGACCATCTTTTCGACACCTTTGATGGTACCGTCATATCGATCTTCGATTTCTGGGAATTTACTTTTCAAGCGAGAAAATAGGAAATCCTCTCCTTCAAGATAGTGTCTCTCCATCTTGATAGGATTTCCTTCAGTGTCATAGTTTGGAGTCTTGACTTCGATTTCTGCAATAAGCTCTTGACACTTCTTTGGAGAAATGAATTCAGGATAAACTAGGAATGGGCTGCGAATTGTCATAAGTGTTATTATCTTTGTTATGCGATTGAATTATTTATTCTTCTTCCTTTTTGCTTTCTTCACCATCGGTTTTAGCATCGACAGTATTCAGCGATTTAGTGGAAAGATGAACAAGAGCAGGATTAACAAGAACATTAGCCTGAGCTAATGCACGACGGCCAAGTAGTACGTCATAGTTTAGGCCGCCACGGTCATTGACGGTGAACTCAACGTTGTGTAGTGTTTTTCCGTCGACAACAATATCAAGTCTAATAATTGGGCGTTTGTCTTTGCCGTTTGCAGCGACAATCTTTACGCTCTTAAGTAGGCTAAAGCGATATCGATAGTCACCAAATGTAAATGAAATAGTTTCATCATTCATGTCGATATCGGAACCGTTAATTGAACTGTATTCAGCTCCGGTGTCGATACGAACATCGATTGGCTTTTCATCGTTGAAATACTTAATCACAATCTTATCAACTGAACCAACAAGGGAGAAATCGTCATTGCTGATCTTTTCTTTTTCTGGTTCAATGATGTTGGAATCGTCAACCTCTTTGGAAGGTTCTTCCTTGTGTTTTGGTTCTTCATCTTCTTCGGTTTCATTGCCCTTAGAATCTTCCTCAGACTCGACTTCTTCCTCTTCCTCATTAGATTTTGGTTCAGAATCTTCTTCAGTCTCATTACCATGAGTGTCTTCCTCAGACTCGACTTCTTCTTCCTCTTCTGGTGCAACCTCACCAGATGTTACCGTTTTTTCAGTTGGTGTATTTTCCTGTTTGTTGCTTCCATCGTCATTAGTATTTGCGCCCATCATAGTGGCAACAAACTCAATTACTTTGTCGGCGATATTGAAGTCAATAACCTTTTGCATTGCTTCAAAGCCAGGAGAACCGTTAACCTCAAGTAGATAGATTTCTTTGTCTACGACGATGTAGTCAACTGCGGCAAATTGAGTACCAACGAGCTTAGCGGCTTTGATGCAGATTTCGGTTTCTTCAGGTGTTGGCTCATATTTTTTGAGCTCTGCGCCTTGGTGAGCATTTGATCTGAAATCTCCATCTGGAATAGTTCTTACCACACCAGCCAAAGCTTGATCGCCAAGAACTAGAATTCGAGCTGATTCCTCGTGAGCAATATACTCTTGAAGCATGAACTCAACATTTGTCTTTACCAACTGCTGACAAATTGAACGAAGAGAAGCAAGAGAATCTGCACGCATAACACCAACACCATGCGTACCAAAAATAGTCTTAACGATTACTGGGAATTTCCCGCCAATTGACTCGAGAGCTTTATCGAGCTGTTCTTCGTTGATGAATAGCGCAGTTTTAGGAGTTTTGATACCCTCATTATTGAGGATAATTTGAGTCTCAATCTTGTTAGATGCAGTGCGCATTGACGCACCAGTGTTTAGAACCTTTACACCCATTTTTTCGAAATGCTTCATGATCGCAACCTTATAGTCAAGGTTGGTTTCAGACAAACGAGGAATGCAGGCGTCAGCCTTTTCGAATTTGCTGCCCTTATTTGCGAAGAATGTGTCGGTAGCTAAATAGATGTAGCACTCATCAGGATTGATTACCTCAAGCTCAAAGCCCTGCTTTTCTGCGCTTTCAGCAAACTTTTCCTGAACGAAACTCTCAGGTTCAGTGGTAAAAAGAACAATCTTTTTCTTTTCCATTGAATTCACCTTAAACAAAAGTGCCTTTGCCTGGGACACCAGCCAATTCTCTTAGACCTTTTAGTAGTTTGGAGTTGTCTTTCTTTTCTTCCTTTTTACTTTCAACGAAAGTAACTGGTTGAGCAGAAGTTTGATCTGCTAGGCTTTGTTTGCAGAAAGAAACGGTCTTTAGCATTTTTGCGGTTTTGTATTCACCAGTCGCTGGGCAGGTCCAGTTAACAGACAATACAATATCAAAAACTGCTTGACTTGGATCATTTGATGACGAAGGTGAAATAGATTCAGCGTAGACGTTGATGTTCTCAAACGCTGGCATTTGTTGTGGAGCTACAACTGGAACTTCTGGGGTAAATGAAGTAGTTGGAACTTCTGGGGAAACTGGAGCTGGAGTAACTTCAACAGGTGCATTAGCTACTGGAGCTGAGAAAGACATGGTTGGTTCCATTTTTAATCCTTATCTGAAAAGAGAATTTCGTAAAACCGATGTGCGCGGTTTTCTAACTTATCATAATATTTATTCAAATCAACGCAAAACTCTAATGGGAACCCGTCTTTAGTCGCCATAATGATAACTCCATGGTCGATATTCGTTCCATACATTTCATTATGCGCCATTGAATAAAACGCTAATTGGTACTTGTAATCCTCAATCATGCTGTCAGATTTTATTTTAGACGACGTCTTCCAGTCAAGGATACTTGGTTTACCTTTATAGACTCCAATACAGTCGCATCGGCCAGCGATTTTTACCTTCGTTGAATAAAGTGCGACCTCTTGTCCCCACACTTCGTCGATCTTTTTCAAATAACCCTTGACTGAACGGAACCGTTTGATTTGTTCTTCAGTAAATTGCGATTCATCTATCGTTTCTCCCTTTAGGAAAAGCTCAATTAATAAGTGGACAGCTGTACCGTTAGTAGTCGCTTCATGACTAATTCTTGCGGCTTCAGCTTCACCGATTGATTTCTTCCAATTTTCAAGGCTTAGGCGTGTCTCTTCAGATTGGGTTTTACCCAACATCGAAGTGATTGACGGAAATGCCATATCTTCGTTGATCACGTACCAACGAAGATTGAATTCCTCAATAGTTGGAAAGTCTAAATAGTTGAATTTCATAAATGGAAACGGGGATTTTAAAATCCCCGTTGTTTGATAGGATAGATGTATTTATCCTAGAATTTTGTCAATTGACTTAGCAGAAAGTAGAACACCAAATGGATACTTATCGCTATGACCTGGCTTCACTGATTTGATAACGTACTCTTTACCTCTTGCCAATGCGATTAGGTTGACTTTGCCAAGATTTTCAGATTTAACAACACCTGATTTACCGTCACCAAGGATCTTTAGAACTTTTTCAAATTGTTCTTCATCGAATTCAACAGAGAAATCCTTAACCTTTAGAGTTGTTCCGCCGACAGAGCCCATAGAAACTACAGTGAAGGTACCAAGATCTGCTGCATTATCAGTCTTAGAGAAGTCTTCAAGCAAACCATTTGATTTGTACTCAACTACCTTTTCAACTTCAACCTTAGATTCGATTTCAACCTTAGCTGCTTCGTAACCTTCCTTTAATGCGCTCTTGTGTTCTGCCTTTAGGAGGTCTGATAGCATGTAAATGTAAGTCTTAATACGAGAATGTTTGACCGCAATCTTTGCTAGATTCTTAATGCGATTTCTGAAGGCAGTTTTCTTGTAGGTTAGTAAGAATTCTGGTACACCAAGAGCAAGAATCAATCCATAAATCTTCTTTGAGATTTCTGTTGATAGCTGATCCTTAATGGTGCCTTGAATCTTTTCTTCTTTTTCCTCTGCTTCAGTAATTTTATGAATCTCGCTCTTCTTAGAAGCCAAATCCCTGCCAAGCTTAGTCAAAATGTTCTTGATCTGTGGATGATGTTGGATCATAGTCGCAACATCTTTAACACCCTTACGAACCTTAAATTTACGGATATTGATTTGGTCAGCATTAACGCCGAGCAAAAGAATGGTGCGATAGATTAGCTGTTGTACTGGGGTCGCAAAGATCTTTGAAAGCTCTTCCTCATCCTTTGAAAGGGTAATGTGGAAAACGTCAGCAGAATCGTCAGGCTGAGCGTCAGTCTTTTTCGGTTCTTCGTGCTTTACTTCAACTTTCTTTGGCTCAGTCTTCTTATGTTCAGCTTTAGCTTCGTTTAGAGAAACCAATTGTTGTAGTAGTGATTTGCCTTCTTGCTTCATTTTGTCTTCCTTGTCCTTGGATTTTTTCTTATCCTTCTTTTTGTCCTTGTTTTCTGGATCGTCTTCAGGCTCATCCTCAGAATCATCCTCTTCAGGTTCGCCTTCATCGTCCTTTTTATCTTCATCTTCTTCAGGCTTGTCTTCGCTTCCATCTTCAGATGAATCGTCCTCGCCACCTTCACCGTCGACTTCATCCTCTTCAGGTTTGTCTTCACCCTTATCATCTTCTTCGGAGTCATCTCCAAAACTTAGACTATCGGAATCATCTTCAGTTTCTTTCTCGTCGGAGTCGTCTTCTTCAGATTTGTCTTCAGAATCGTCATCCTTCTCTTCGTCATCCTTCTTATCTTTTTTCTTCTTTTCATTTTCGTCATCGATTAGATCTTCACCATCCATATCTTGGACAATGTCATCATCGGTTAGAGGTTCATCTAGTTTGTTTTCGATTCCAACTTCAGGAGCTTCGCCTTCTGGATTTTCACCATTTAGACCGACTTCTTGAGCGTCCATCTCGCCTGGTTTGACTACGCTCACGATGTCGAACTCATTTGATAGCTCTTCAATAGCTTGGTCAATGTTATCAATCTTACCAAGAAGTTGAGACATGCGCTGTTCAAATGCTTCAGCTTCTTCCGCATTTACATAAACTTTAACGATGTCGCCATCAGTTGTTTCTAGACCAAATGCTACAGTGTCAACGTGGTCATCGGCGTCATCGACCGCGTGTAAATGGTTGGTAACATCACCTGCAGTTAGTTCACTGCCGTGGATGTTCTGCAACAAAGAGAATGAGGTGTTAGCCTTGTTTTGCGGAGTCGCTGCTATTAGAGGAGCAGTTTCATCCTCAGATAGTTTTGTATTTAAAATCTGTTTTAGTAGGGACATTTGCTTACCTTGCAAGTAAAGTGTTTCTATTATTTATGCGATTTTTTGTTCTTTGGGAAATAATTTCTCTTGATACGTTTCAAGACCTTCCCATTAAACAAACGAGTTGGAACGGTAGCAATGCTTGCTGAAGTCGTTGCAGTCGTGTCAGGCGCTGGTGCAGCATCGGCAGGTGCAACATCTCCACCTTCACCATCTTCGTTCAAAGATGAAATGACTTTAATTAGAGATAGATTTTCAGACATTATAGGACCTTTCTTTGTGATTTCTTCTGCGACCTTTTTGTGAGTATCGTTGATGAACTTTCCATAAATGGCGATAATCAAATCTTCTACTTTTTGAGATTTCTTTACATCAGCAATCAATCGGTCGATTTCTTTAAACAATTCGGCAAATGCTAATAAGGTTCTCTTTCGTGATTCTTCTGAATACGCAATAGTTTTACCGTTCTTTAGCTTTACCTTGTAGTCTCCTGCTTCTTGTTTGAACTTATCGAGTCGTGACTTTAAGTCGTCCTTTGTGTCAACAAGAATAGCGATGATTTTGGTTTTGTACATACCAAAATCATTAATTTTTAGGGTCTTTGCGAAATTTTTAGCGGTATCCTCAGGGGTATTACCAATATAGCTTGCAAAAATCTTCTTAGCTTTTGCTGATTTCGCTAGCTCTTTCATGTCAAATAGGTTTGCAATTCGCAATTTGCAGTTACCAAACACTCCACCCTTATTTTGTAGAGGAGCTTCCATGTCGTCAGACATGACTGCACCATTCAACTCATTTCTGATTTTAAAGTTGAACTCATTGATTGCTGTGAAAAGGTCTCTATCAACAATTTTAATTTGCTCATCACCATCGGAAAGAACAAAACCTTCCAAATCAGATTTCTCTTTTGATTTGAATGCCGCGCTTAGAAACTCTCCATTATCCATTAGGTCAGTGAATAACTTTTTCTTAATTGGGAGTTTAAATTCGGTCAAGACGGTTTGGTTAAGAATCTCTTTCTCACTACGAATAACTTTTTTTACTTCTGCTGAAATACCGACCAAGCGCATAGTCATAACAGAGAAGTTCGATACATCTTGTCCCATTGCTTGGGAGACTTTCTTATTAGTTTGGTGGAGAAACTTTTCTAGACCGTCAACAATCTTTAGGACAGATTTATGTGAGATTAAGGACGCTGATACTTTTTCAGAAACGTTCTTTACGATTTTCCATTTGAATGGGGATTTAGTTCTTACTAGAGATTCGCCATCAACAGTGTCGATAACTTCAGATTGTACGTTGACTTCTTTGCCGTCAAGCATGCTGACCAATTTATCAAAATGCTCTTGGGAGGTTCCATCTACTGGTCGAAGAAGAACAATGTAGTTGATTCCTTCTTCGGAATACTTGACAACGTTTGGTTGTTTACCAAACACAACTTCAATTTCGATCTTATCACCTGGATGTAGAGCTCCTCGATACTTTCCAAGCTTCATAAATGATTGAAGCGCATCATGTGCTGAACGGAATCCATTGTACGCAGCAACCTTGCTGTAATCTTTTGATTCGTACTTTCTATCCTTATCACCGCTCTTTTGTTCTCGAGTTGTGTAAAAAATGTCCGAATCGTCTAATCCAAACCACAAGTTGGCGCCGTCGATTTTCTCTGACACGTGAAATTTGAAGATGTTCTTGATGATGTCGATGAACTTATCAATCGACAAATCTTCAATGTGTGTAATTCCCTCGTTTAGTCTAGTAACTCTCATGGCTTCCACGATTATTGTAGTAATGTTCTATTTATAGAAACAAAAATAGGGAGACCAATATTGGTCTCCCCGTTATACTCACTTTTTTGGAAGTGAGTATAACCGTTAGGCTGCTGGGCTTTGCTCGGTTTCCTGAGCTGCTTGAGGATTTAGTTCCTTCTTAATCAGATCAGTAATTTCACGATTTGCTTCACGAAGAGCGGCTTCAGATTTAGCAGCTTCAAGACGTAGATCTTGGAGTTCCTTTTCCCAAATTAGGATGATTTGGGTTAGGCGTTGAACTTGAGGCGAGAACATGGAAAGATCATATTCATTGCCGTCGATGATAATGGTTTTTAGTTGGTCGTCCATTTTGTTTCCTTTCTGGTTTTATGGTTATTTAGGTCCTGATGACTCAGTTCCTGAGATTTCATCAACTGCATCCAAGACGTTGAAAAGAGGATTCTTGGAATGATTGATTTTGTCTAGCACAGTTCCTGCACTATGAACTTCAGAGTTGTCTCGTGGCTTTTTCACCTTTAGGTCTTTACCACCAGACTTATCCAAATTTGTTACACGAAGAGCAATAGGGTCCCACTTTAGTAGAGTCTTTTTACCTACGCCGTTAGAGTTACGAGTTTTTGCGTACTCAACTATATATTCTCCAGCGGCTCTCATTTGCTCGGTTTGAACAATCGCTAGGAAGTTGTCGCAAGTGTTCACCTTTGAGATACCACCTTGAATGTGACCTTGGTGGATGTGTTCTGCTTCAAGAGCGCCGCGTCCCAACTGAGAAGCTGAAATTACCAAACAATCGAAGTCATGACCTAGTGCGCGAGCTTCTTCAGCGACGTATTTATCTTTGATGAAGAGGTTGTCTGCGGGAATCTTATGATTGGTCGTCATAAGGTCCAAGTAGTCGATTACGATAAAGTCTGGTAGGAAACCATTGACTGCTTCGAATTCCTTGATATAGGCTCGAAGGTGGTTAGCGTTGGTTGAGCTTTCTGGGAAACGCTTAACGTAGAACTTACCCATCAAGTCACGAGTTGCTTCCAACTCATGAGAAATCTGATGGATGTTCTTGAAGATGTCTTGTTGACCGATACCGGTGAGCATAGAGTCCAGGCGTTTTGCAACGACCTCTTCACTTAGTTCAAGAGTGAAGTAGATGCCGTTGAGACCTTGCGACAATAGGTTTGCCGCCATGTTCAACATGAAGATGGACTTACCTACGCCTGAGTTTGCGCCAAAGAGTAGGAGTTCTTGTCGACCTACACCGCCACCTAGAACTTCATCGATGTCTCTCCATCCAGTTGGGATCAATCGAGTCGAGTCAAGAAGTTTCTTTAGGCGAAGTTCAGGGTTCGCAAAGTAGTCGGTACCAAGATCGCGATTTAGAGATACACCAATCGCTTGCTTCAAGTTCAATTCGATTTTACCAAAGTCACCTTCTTGGAGAAGCTTTGGTGCGCCTAGGATGGCGGCTTCGATTGCTTTGTTCTTACAGAATTGTTCGACTTGGTCTGAAGCATACTTCACTTCAGCCTTGGTCAAAGTTCTGGTTGGAACTTCCATACCAGTTTCGGCCTTGACAACCTCTGGTGATGGAATGTTTTTGTACTTTTCGAAATACTCTTGCGAGAAATTGACAACCCGTTTTATGGATGGGTCGAAATACGAGGATTTGATGATTCCGTGGCAAGTTGCGTACAAGTCATGATCGCTGAGCAAGTGCGCAACAAGCAGTTTCTGCTTGTCGATTTCCATGCTTAATTCCTTTATAGTTTTTGTTATCGTGAGCAGTTTAGCTCAATAAGCATCTTGGCTTCAAATTCGTTCTTTGGAATTTGGTTGAACAATTGGTAGATTGTCCAACATTTGCCATATGTAATTATACTCTTATTTACGTCATCTGTAAACTGAGTGGCGAAAGTAATTTTCCAACCATTTTCAAGAGCTTTCTCAGCCACCATTCGGCCGTTTTTGTCCTTGTCAATGACGAAAATTAGTTCTCGCCTGCTCTTCTTGAGAATTTCAATTTTTGCCTCATTGATTTTGCTACCAATGAGAGCTACGCCATTCATTGGTAGCGCGTCAAAGACGCCTTCTGAAACGAAGAGCGGGCCTGAACCGCGAAAGAGCTCATCGAAATTGAAGATGATATTCTCTTTTGGTTCAGTGCAATTGTCCCAACGATCCTTTTTACTGGAACCATTGGTATAATTTCGACCTTGCCAGTAAATGATCTTACCATTACGGTAAAACGGAATAATGACAAAGTTGAGACGTTTGGGATCGAGAGTGAAGTAGAACGGATACGCAAAAGGATCAATCTTTCTACTTAAGAGATACTCAACAATTCTCTCTTGTACTTGAATTCCCTTATCTGTTGAGCCGAGTAGCATCGCACCTTTAGGCAGCTCAACTTCTGGTGTGATCAGGTAATTCTTTTTCTCTTTCTTTTGTGATACATCAGCTAGAGAAATCGTTTCACTCTCAGTGTTCTTGTTAAAAAATGCTTTGCCGATTTCTTTGTCAATGTCTTCATCAGAGATGCCAAAGATGTTTAGAATCTTTCTAAACTTTCTGGTAATCTCTCCACTATTTTCGACATAGCGCCCGCCCGCTCCACAATTGAAGCAATTGTAACCAACTTCACCGCCTTGAAACTTGAATCCCCCACGATCGGTATGATCATGACAGACATCACAGACACAATGGTGAAAGCCGGTATGGGCCACTCTTGTAAAGTGGACCCGTTGCCGGATCAGATCTTCAAGCATTTAGTTCATTCATTGAATAATACGATACTTCATACTTAAATCCTTGGTGGTGTAAGTACAGAGAATGGCAATTTTACCGTATGCGCCAAAGCTATTTTAGCTTTACCCTCGACTACGTACTGGATTTTTCCATCTTTAATAGATCCGTGATAATGATTGCTTGTTGATTTCCACGATTCATCGTCTTTCAGATTCCGCTTTAAGGTGCGTTCGCAGTCAAAATATCCACGTTTCACGATATCATTAACACGTTCTTCGTGAATCTGTTCGGGGGTCAAAGGCGCTGGCTTCGGCAAAACATACGGAATAAACATTCCAACCAGAAGAATGCAACCAAGGATTTTAGAGGTTTTCATCGTAATTACTCCATCAGTTTATCAGTGAAATCATTATATCATATTTCGATTTCGCTTGTAAACTAGATTTTGTAAAAACTTTGATTTAGTTCTTTGCTACTTGAGCTCGATGCCAAATAAAGGTCGCCAAATGCTGCAGAATACCCACATCAATTTTGTCGTATTTCACGATGTCTCCATTGGTTGGTGGAGTATCGCTGCCTTGGTTCCACCATTCGGTGAAAGCTTCTTTAAGGCCTACATAATTGTCTGGTAGAGAATTGGTCGGTGCTGGATTAGCAGGCGGCCAAGCTTCTTGTTCTGTGCTCATTTGGCGAGTTCCTTATCTGATATTTTTTATGTGGTTTTTAACTTCTTTGACATAATGCAAAGTGCTCGGATTTGAGACTTCTCGTACTCCTCCGGGACCTTTGTTGTATGCTGCGACGAGTTTATCACCCTCATAACCATAATCGTCAGAAAGAATCTTCAGATATCTGGTAGAAATCTCAACGTTGAACAAATCGTTCATGATAAGATTTGCGATAACTTCTTCGTCAGTATGTGTATGAAAATCGTATTTGTCCCACAGATGCGGGAAACGATTCAACACAGCTTTTGCTGCAGAAAGCTTAATTTGTCCAATACCGTAGTATCGCTCATTTGTCTTCAAACCAAATTCTTGGCCTGCGACTTTGTATGAGTCTAGACCGCCAGCCTTGGATTCTTGAATAAGAATGCCTTGAGCAAGCTCTGGTTTCTTTAAGCCGATAGCTTTAGCCATCGAATAAGCCGCATTAAGAATGCGGTGCTGTTTTTCAGAGAGATTTTCTGGGACAGCAAAAGTTAATGGATCACCTCCGAGGGCTTTGTCAAATTTTGGAGAAATGACAGATGTGCCGATCTTCGGTTGCGTAATTTGATAAAAGTTGCCTAGAACTCCTACCGACATGACTGAAACGACAGCCAATATAGACAGTGTATATCTCACTGAATACTCCTTTCTTGTTGTTGAGACAATAGAGAGTGCTCTATAAGTAAAGCATCAATCTTCGTATGTATCGGTATTTCGGTATAGCTATGCTATTATAACATATTTCCTGCTCTAAATAAACAAAAAGGATAAATGGCTCGCACCATTTATCCCATTTGACTTGTGCAGTTTTTTATTTATTAGCCGAAGACTTTAGTGGTCTTATCTAGAGCTGCTTCAGCTGGGTTGGTAAAGTCTGAACCGATCATCTTATCGGAAACCTTAGCGGTGACTGAACCTAGAGTGTCGCGAGAAGCCAATGCACCCTTTGGACGCTTGGTCTTTACGCAGTTGAAATGGAAGAAATCCAATGCATTCATACCATTACTTAGGGTAGCCTGGGATAGTAGCTCCCATAGTGGGTATTTGTCTGCGTGAACTGAAGTAACGATCTTCTTTAGACGTTGCTTATCGATATTGTGTAGTGGGGAAATTGGGATGTAGTAGATGGTGCCATCATCTTCTTCCTTCACGATTGCAACTTCTTGAAGTAGACCTGAATCGTCAACGTCAACACGGAAAATATGTGGTAGATCGGTTGCCTGCTTCGCGATGGTTTCTTTGATTGCCATTAACTTGCTCCTTATTGGTATGGAAATATAAATTTGTGATTTGGTTATAAATACATCTAGAGAACCAAATCAATTCACTCAATTTTATTTATATCTCCGAAAAGGCGTTTTCGGGAGAAAATTAACGACCCCCATTAAAGAACCAAGTTTCTGCCTTTTCTAAGGTGTTAAATGGTCCAGTTCCACTCTTAACCGTCATATCATCAGCATCACCATAAACAAGAATGAATTTATTCCATTCATTGTTATGCGTCAAAACTGGCTCACTGAGCTCTATCACTCGAACTTTCGAATAATGTTCGAGTTCGGTCTTGATCCATTTGTCAATCATGGGATCGATATACGATCCACCATCAGGAACCCTTGACCAACGGTGAGCAGTGCCGTCTTTAAGACATTGCTGGTAGCTTTCCAAAGTTTTCTTAGCTTGTTCTTTAGAGTAAACACGATGTTGTTCGTGTTTAGCTACAGCCCTTTCGATTTGCTCTTTTACTTTAGTTTGGTCAAGGTCGTGACGTGTATTCATTAAAATGAAATCAATCCAGAAGTTTTGGCCTTCTTCAAGTCCTTCTTATTTTCATGAAGGCTGAAGATTTCGTTGTAGTTCATCGATTCGTCAGCAATCGACTTAAGCTGATACTCCCCAAGGAACTTCATGAAATGGAAGTAGGAGAATTGAGCACGATTTTCGATAGCTTCATCGATAGTTTGCTGAATAAGGTCCTTAATTTCCTGAGGCTGGGCGTCAAGGTCCATCAACAGCTTATTTTCTTCGAATAGGTCTTTTACCAAGAATGTCTGGGTAATTTCACCAGTTTCAGGGTCCTTTACAGACCAAGTCTCATTCATGATGTTGGTAAATTCGAATGCGTCTTTGTAAGCCTTTTCGATTCGAGTAGAACGAATGCGTGGATACGCAGTCATGACATTATCGCCACCATCCCCACGGAAACACTTCTCAAACATGAAGAATTCAGGATCGTCACAAGTACGTTCTTTGCCCTTATCTGGGTTGATAAGCCTAACGTTCTTATAACGAAGAAGTTGGGTAAAGTCCTTATCTCCAGATAGGATGATAATTTCATCACCAGCTTCAGAAAATCTCTTCGTGAACCCAGCAATTAAATCGTCACCTTCAACACGATCAGCGTTCAACACTGTCGAAGTTGTATGCAGCTTAAGGAATTCTTTAAACGAATCAACTAGTTGGAAGAAGATTTCATTTGACGCGGTGTATACTCGATTGCCTTTGTAAAGTCGCTTTGAGACACATGCGTCGCTCTTGGTGTACTCTTTTCGCCAGTTGTTACGACCTTCAAACGCGAAAGCTACCTGATCGGGTTTATGCTTCTTGTAATGAGACAATACCGTGCGAAAGCACATGTGCATTGCAAGACCTGCATTTAGTTCATCATCGTCAGTCTTAATCTTCTGGTTTGCTGAGTGTACTCGGAACAGTAGGTTCGGAGTATCAATGATCATGCGTTTCATGTACGAACAACTTCCATTTTAGATTCATCTGGATTTACGAGAAGCTTTACTTTCTCAGTGAACCCAACGATAAGTGGCTCAACCATATCAACTACCAACTTTTCTTGTTCTTCAGTCATGGTCTCGGAACCGTCACGAACCAACTCAAATAGAATTGAAGCGATCACTGAACCAAAACAGAAAGACAGATCACCAATCGAAGCCTGGGCTTCTTCAACTAGAGGATCGACTTCCTCTAGAACGTGGTGAATATGATGCTGAAGACCGACCTGAACGGCCTTATAAAATTCTGACAACTTTTCGGACATTTCTTTTCCTTTATTTTACCGAATTAGGTGATGATATTTTGGTTTTCCATCAACTTTGGAATGTAAGCTCGAACGAAAGTGTTTTGACTCTTAAGAACGAACTTGATGTTTTCATAAGCTGCTTCTTGGTCGAAGAACTTACGACGAGCAATCTTGAGCATTGGGAGAACAAAGTTCTCGGTTTCGTCCACGTAGCTCATTTGCTTCGTAGTCGTGAATACATGCGCCATGCTACCTTGGTTGTGAATACGGTCGCCGCCTTTGGCGATGCTACCATGCGGAGTTTTAGCAAGATTTGCGTAATACTCCTCGGTCGACAGCTTTTTGCCTTTATATTCTTTGCTGATGGTCATGATTTCATCGGCCATCTCGCAACCAACGATTCCACAAACTTGCTCAAATGTTACAAATGGTGCTTTAGCACTATAGTCTTCTAGAATGTCGTGACCAAGTGCTAGACCAATAACTAATGCCGGATTTCGAAGATCACTTAGGGTTCGGATGAAGTGGGCAATTTCCAGTTGGTGTTGAAATTCTGGAGTGCTTCCATCCTTTCGAGTACCAACATGAACGTCCTTTGCGAATTCCAGCATGTTTAGAGCTGGAACATAGGACTTGTCAAACTTCGCTGCTGAAATCAGGTAATAGCGAAGAGAAAGATACAGCTTTTCGAAGGTTGTTGCCATCATCCTACCCCTAGAGTTATAGTTCTATTCCGCAACGTGTGCATCGCCACATTGCTTTTCCATTCTTATCGTTGAAACGAATTGGTACATGCCGCTTATTGAACCAGCAAATTACCCATTTAAAAATGTTCATTATCTTGAACTTTCTTGAATTATATCACAAAACTTTAACTTCTGAAACGATTTTTCTCAGATGTCATGGTTGGGGCAGCAAGAGAGTCATCTGAGACGGCCTCATTTAAACCATCCACTTTTGGAATGATCATGCTGCCTAGAAAGAAATTTTCAACGATTTCCTGTTCATTATGGCCAACAAATCCAGCCCTTTTCAGATTTTCTAGAAATGCAGGATTCCATGCCATGTCGTAACGGACTGATCCATCTTCGACCCCCGTTGTGACAAATCTTGCCCAAGGTTTCTTGGAACGGTTTTGAAGCTTTTCATCAAGCCATGATAGGAAGCTCATAGTGCTGAACCTTTATTTTCAATCATTCGGTTTTTTACGATCGCTGCGATCTTTTCACGAATTTCGTTTGCAATAACTTCACGATATGGGACAACCACTAAGTCAAGAATGTCGGTGATAATTGCATCTACAGGCTCAGAGCTTTGAAGATAGTGATCAACTGCTTCTGGTGTAAACTTTGCTTCTTTAACCTTACCGTTGATTTCCAATGCTACACGATTGAGCCGTGAAATTGGGTCAGTTTCAACAACAATAGTAGTCTTAAATTTCTCCAACTCAGCTTCAGTCTTCTGTAGTTTCTCGGTCAACTCCTTGATCTTGATTTCCAGCTGAAGCTGAGTTGAGAGGCGATCCGCGATAGTGATATCGGTTGCTCTCAACTCTGCCATATTTTAATCTCCTTGGGTATTAGTTTGCGGTACTAGGATAATCTCATGGTTATTTATGATTAGCCGGAGTGTACCGCCCTTACCAACAATGATCGGGAAAGCGGTTTCGTTTTCACCAAGTGCGCCATTGATTTGACGAATCAGACCAAGGAAGACATCAGTGATGTAGTAATAAACGAAAGTTGCTGGTTCGTCGAGGAACTCAACGTTGTCGTTCACCTTGATGGAGAAGACGTCTTGATTGGCGTCGTAGTACTCGATGAAAGCTTCATAAGCATCACCATTCTTCTTGCACATCAGGGTGAAGGTCTTTGCACCCATGGACTTTGCCGCAGAGTTGATGGTTGCAACATCACCCTTTGCGATTTGAATGATTGCGAGTGCTTCGTCATTCACCGCCTTAGGAGCTTTGATGATGGAAGGAGACGCACAACGGAATTGGGTCTTTGCCTTGCTGCTCTTGAGGCCTAGGACAGAAACTTCGCTCTTGTTGTTGGTTTCAACTGACATTTCAAAAGAATCGTCAGTGTTGAGAACATTGATTCGTGAACGAAGAATGTTCATACGAGAAAGACCAAGAACTTTACCTTCTCCGCCTAGCGAAGGAACTTCTGAATGAGACAGAATCAAGCAAGTGCGGTCATCATTGATGCCGCGAATTACAGCTTGACCTTCATCGCCGTCAGGATCATTTTCGATTAGGACGTTCTCGATACCTGCAAGTAGGCAAGTTTCGATAACCTTGTTAAGCTTTTGAACACTATCTTTAGACAAACTAGACATAAACTATCTCCTTAAAACTCAATAATTGTTTTGATAAATTGACCTTGAACCGTTGGGACTTCATGACCCCAAGCATCAAAGATACCTTCAAGTTTGGCATCTATCATTTTTTCTTCAGTGAGCGCGACGTCAACCTTGAAGTTGTCTTCGAACCACTTTGGGAATTTCGAAATATCAGCGGGGAAGGCGATACTCTTAATTTGCTTAGAGTTACCGCGAAGGTAGAACACCTTCACTTTATCGCCAGATTGAATCAGCTTTGCGCCTGGACCTTCGTGCTCCAACGCTTGTTGGTTATACATGACTGCTGCACGAATGTGGCCTGGAAGTTTAACCTTTTTCTTACCAGTGAGTTCATATTTCTTGTACTCTTCGTACTGGTTGTCAAGGTTATTTGCGGCTCTTGCTACACCAAGTTGAATTATATCATGATATGCTTGCTTTGAAAACAGTTTTTTGCGCTGAACATTCACAAAATTTTCAATCGTTTCATAATCGATACCATCAAGAATCTGCTCAACCACGTCTTTGAGGAAGTGTTGAATCGGCTTTGGTGTATCGGCTTTCTTGATTTCTGATCCCATGGTCTTAAGCTTGTTGGTTGCAACACCTTCAAGGTCAACAACCTTAATCAGATACTTCTTCTTGGCTTGGAACAAACCACGAATACCGACGATTTCTCGGCCAGCCTTAATGAGGTCGTGGAAATCTGGCTCTTGACAGTTAAAAGCTTCTTTCATGAATCCAGGGAAGGAATCATTTACGCCTTCAGCGATGGTGTCAGCGATTTCAACAGCTTCTTCCTTGTTGGTTGCGTAGGTCAAGAAGTATGAGGAGTCAGTATCTCCATAGATAACAGGAGAATCTGCATCAGTCTCATAGAACTTAGAGGTCGTACCATCCTTGTTGATTTCGGTATAAGAAGTCAGTTTGGAGTAATTGCCAGTTAGGAGTTCTCCAATAGTTCCCATCATGTGAGTCGTAATTTGGCGACCCGTTGCAGTAACTGAAGCTCCCATTTCTACTCGGAAATAACGGAAGAAGGCGTTTAGTAGCGCACCATAACAAGAGTTTAGCTGAATCTTTCGAGTAAGCTGTAGAAGATCGTAATACTCTTCTTGGGTCTTAGCTTCAATGAATTTTGCCGAAGTCGTATCACCAGAGTCTTCAATTTCTTTACGAATCTTGGTCCACTTCTTCTTTTCTGCTTGAAGCTTCTTACGTCCAAAGTACCAATCTTCAAGAACTGTTGGGATCAAACCCTTACCAGAAGATTGGTCAAAGACGGTACCGTACGCGGACAATGCCCACTTTTGTTCCTTGAGCATGTCATTCCATTGTTCGCCAGTCAGCCCAACTTCTTCACCATTTTCCAAGGATAGGAAGTGCATCTTGTCATCGCGTGCTCGGATACCAGACCAGTCAGCTTCACCATTGACAAATTGACCAATGATCTTTTCTGGGGAGATATTGAGGCTTCGAATAACCGATGGATAAAGAGAGTTGATGTCGACTGAACCTACCCATTCATGTAGACCAATCTTTGGAGTAAGAACGATAGCACCTTCAACCTTGTCGGTTTCTTCAGGAGGACGCTTATCTCCAACGATCTTACCAAGAACTCGGTGAGCATAGTTGGAAAGGCCAGTTTCTACGTACTTCACTGTACCAAGAACAGCGTCCAAAAGAACAGTGTTCTCATGTGACATCATGTTCGCTAGGTTGATGAACTTGAACTTGTCATCGAGACGATGCAAGATTTCGACGTCTCGTACGTTGTACTTGATGAAGTGTAAGAAGTCGTTATTGTACAAATCAGCTAGTGAACCTTCATAGTCCAACTTTGGAATGTCAAGTTCTTCTTCGGCAATTGCGGCCAAAGAATATGAAGAACGACCTTCAAAGGTAAACTTCTTGAACAATCTTAGATAGTCAAGGTGGTTACGACCATAAATGCTTGCGGTAACTTTCTCAGAACCGAATTGTTCAACTGAGCCGAACTTTGGATCATCAGCTCCAGGGAAACACCACTTGCGGGCGCCAGTCATACCCAAGGTTGCAATAGTTCTCTTGATCAAATATGGAATATCATAGAACTCTGAGTTCCAACCGCTGATCACGTCAGTGTTCTCAATTTCCTTGAGAGTTTCTGTCAATAGTTCAACTTCGTTAGCGACGACTCGAAGATCGGTAACTACGTCAGAGCCAATATCCGCAAGAGACAGCTTACGTGGAAGCTTTTCGGTGAAACCTTCAGGAGGAACAACAATGGTGATGTACTCATTCTTCCATTGCTTGTAAATCGTGATTGCGTTGATCGGGCTTTGCGGATTTTCTGGTCGAGCAGTCTCAAAACCTTCTTCAGGATTGTAGTCTACTTCGATGTCGAGGAACGCATAGTTGAGTTTTGGGATCGGAGCGCCATAATAATGGTCCATTAGGATTCGATCAAGTGCGCTGAAATCTGATTCAAACTTACGCTTGTTCTTCTTTCGAGCGGTATCAAATTCTCCCTTGTCCTTAAACTCCAATTTCTTTAGAGTATCTCCAAAGATTGATACGAAATCGCCATTAGCATCCGGAACATAGAAGTAATACGGCATGTCGAACGATTTCATCGAACGGGTGCCATTCGAATCTCGTTCCCAAACATGAACTAACTGTTGGTCAAAGTCCATGCAAGCGCCAACGTAACCAGCCGTTGGCTTGTAATTTTTATCTTTAATGATTGCCATTTCTTTTCTCGTTGTAGTGTTATGGCTTATTTAATTCTTGGGGGAGGGCTTTAAAGCGGCCCTCCAAGCGCTATAGTTTAGTCGTTGCTGCCGTCATCGCTACCATCATCATTGCTGATGGTGAACATCATTTCGATGGCGTTTTCAAGGCTTTCAGCTTCTTTGAGCTTTTCGACTGCGTTGTTCTTTTGGGTAATGCCAGCAAGAACCTTGAAGAGCTTTGGATCAATATCGATCTTTTCCTTGATGTCATCAACGATGACCTTCATGCTTTCCTTCTTGTCCTTGATGCTGTCAAGAAGCTTAACGTACTCATCGATGCTGTTGTTCAGCTTGGTGCGGTCAGCAGAGTTGTTCATGATGTCTTCAATACGACGATGTTCTTTTGCCATTTTAGCTATCCTTTTGGTTATGTTTATGTGATAAAATCGAAACTACGAGTTTTGTCAGCTTATTGCCGTGCTCGTCCTTTACATCATCGCTAACTACGTAGAAACGAAATAATTCGTTCCTCGGCCAATTAGCGAGTTGACCTATCCCAGGAGGACTTTTGTTTTCTTCCTCAAGGGCAGGGTTGAATGCGGTTTGTGCGAAGAATTTTCCGCCAGCGGCATTTAGCCCGGTTAGAACGTCAGTGACGAACAATTGGGCCGCATCGGTACAATCTTTGTATGAAGCAAATGCTTTAGATTTGAGTTTGGTCTCTTGGAGTTTTGACAGATGTTGAAAAATCGGCAAAGCGCCAAGCTGAGCGTCAGACGTATTGACGCTAACATAGTAATTAAACATGTTATTCTTCTTGTTATTTTAGTATTTTAGTATTTTAATTCAAAACGGTCTTCGTGGAAACGTTTTCTTTTGTGAAATGGTGATCAACATCCTTCATCATTTCGGCAATTGGGTTGTCTGACGGTTTTATGCAAGCAGACACACAAGCTTCTTTTTCGTAGTCAACCTCAACGAAAATGCTCTTAAGCACGAACGAATTCTCAATCAATTCATCGCGACTGTCGTAATCAGAAATATACTTGTCACCAAACGTAAATTGTTCAGGTAGATCAGGGAAAAATTTGATATTGTATTTTTCCTCAACGTTCTGTCCGTCAAAACACTTAGCAATCGATGTTGCTAAGTTTATAGCTTCAATATCGAATTTGAAATTTTCTGAGACCGCTAACACCGTCTCTATTCCGTATTTTTCTGCTCCAGGTAGCGCAAGCTTTGTTAACTCAGGAGTATGAGTTTCCAATGTCACAAAATACCGTGTTGTCATACTGGCCCTAAAATAAATTTGTTATTTGAAGAGATATTAATGTTTAGAGAAGTATCATCTGCGACAGCGGTAGTAGTCGCAGATTCTAGTTTTTGATCAAAGAATGTAGAAGGTGTAATTGCTGGGAAAACATCTCCTAATGCTAATGAAGTAACTAAAAGTTTAGGAACCTTTGATACGAGGGAATATTTTAGATGCTGAACTGAGCTATTAAGCTCGGAAGCTTTGATCGTGCGCGAGGTAATTCGGTCTAGAACATGAAATGGTTCTTTAGATAGCAAGAAATGAATTGAGCCTAATGGTAATGAAGTAGAACCAACGGTTGCTCCGGTGATCATGAGACGCGAATTCAAATCTAAACCCGAAATAGATTCACACGTAAACAAATCAAAATCTTCCCCATTAAATCTCACGGAATCAATATTAGCCCATGAGCATGAAGATAGACCTTGAACGTTTCTCTTAAAATTCAAAGTGCGAACAACAGGGGTTTCCGCAGAAAATACCAATACTTTGACGAATATGGTTGAAGACGCGTAAGTGTTGTACGTAATTTGATTTACGAATCGAATTATGTTTGCGTCAGCAACAAAGGTCGACGAATCAACTTCTTGACCGTTGATGAAAAGAACTACCGAATCTGATGAGTCAAATGCCAGAATTTTCTGTTCAACAGAATGGTCTTTACCAGAAATCGCACTCGTTGGAACAGGTAGGTTAAAAATGTATTCCTTATACTCTTGTTCCTTACTCATTATTTCTGATAAGGAGAGTACTAATTGAGAAGCAGCATTGACAGAAACCAAACCACGTTTGACCGCGATTGAGAGCTCATTAGCATCTGAAGATGCTAAATTGATGTAGTCTGGGATCGAATAGTCTAAAGAAACTCCACCTATTTTGCTGGTTTGGATTACTGTATCGAAATTTAGAACATTGTCCTTATAGTTTTTCTCACCAATAAGGCGCAATGTACCAAGACAGCCAGCCGTCAAGTTACAACGGTCAATAAACGCGTGGGTTATGTTATTGTCGACGTCAACTTCTTTGTTGCAGGTATCACATTTATAACGCTTGAACTTGTTCATTGTAGAATTACTTTCCTATAACGGCGTAGAATTACGTCCACGTCATTACAGGTGAATGCATGACCGTTTTCGAAATTCACAACCTTAACACATTTGTCATCTGTTGCTGAAACATGTACCTCAGGCAAAAGACGATATTGATTGATGTAGTTATTTATTCCGATTAGGCTAGATGTAATAATGCTCACGAGAACGGCAAATAGGAAAAGCTGCTTACCAGAAACGCTATACAAAGTCATTTGACTTCCTTTCTTAATTGGTTTTAACCTCATAGAGGTCTTCAGGACGAACCCATTTCTTCCAGTCGAAGGTTGTATCGACTGGTGTAATCTCAACAAGGATAAGCTCCTTGTTTTTGATTGTTAGCTTCTTCGAAGCAGTTCTTCCTGTTTTCTTTACTTCGGTTCCTTCAAACACAAACGTTTCCATTTTCACTCCTAAAGCGCAAATAGCTATTTAATAGCTGTTCAATGTTCTTTGCGCCGACAGGATTTTGGCTGTGAACGGTGAACGCAAAATCGTTTGGAATGAAGGTCATACCAAAAGCAATTCGATCCAAATCTTGAGTGATCATCCAATTGATCACATGCATGGAAGTGTCATCACCACCAAGATCATGATCAAACGAGATAAACTCGGGACATCCATAAGACTTCATAGTCTGGATGGCTTCTTCTGAAGTTCGGGAAATATGGAAATCCCGAACAGAATGGTCAGAAGGATAACGCTCGTCATCAATGAATAAGCAGTAGCCCATAATTCGCTCCTCAATGTTTGTACATTATAACACAGAAGAGCGAATTTGTAAAATCAAGCTAACTTGAGCAGTTTAGACATACGATCTTCATGTTTTGCTTGAGCTATAACTGAGTATTGTTCAAAAGCAGATTGCGCGTTTTTGTGTAGTTCACATTTTACGGAAACCCAAAAACGATCATCCAACTTACCAGTATTCCCGCAAAGCGAGCAAATTTGAGAAGATTTGAATTCAGTTAGACCTACCAAACGCTGAAAAATTTGTTGTCGGTCTTCTGATATTCCATGCATTCCAAACGCAATTTTCAGCGGACCGTTGGTGTCTTTGATCTGGACGATTTGTATCCGTTCAGATGGCTTGAGTTCCTTTTGGATCGCGCCAAGCAGAGATTCTACTAGAGGTATCCACCCTGGTAGAATAGTTATTTCATATGACGAATTTCCAAAAAGATTCGAATTTCTTTTAACTAAGTCATAGATTTTATTTAGAGTTTCTTCATAGTCCATTTTTTACCCATAGAGTTCTTGCATCGCGAAGGTCATTAGACCTTTGATGATTTTGCAGGTTTCTAGGGTCATCAGAATATCTTCTAAAGCATTGTGGGCGCCGCGCTTATCAAATCCTAGACGTTCAAAGAGCTGATCACTCTTGTATAGACCAAGAGTAATGAACCCAGTTGACGAAGTATCAAGTAGTACGTGGTGCTTGTTCATCGGTGGTAAACCATGATCTGTCAACAGCTGATTGGTAAACTTTACATCAAAGTCGGCATTGTGTCCGAGGAAAATTGGCTTACCTTCAGGTCCCCAATATTTCATGATCAGTTCACCCAAGTCCACGCAAGCCTCTTCTCTAGAGACACCATTCTTTTGAAGGTACTCTTGAGACAACCCATGAATTGCTTCTGCTTCTTTTGACCATTTGTATTTATCGGAATCAAAGCGTAATTCTCGATACAAAGTCTCAATGGGTTCAAAAGTGTCTGCGTCAAACACAACCGCGCCAAAGGACAAGCCTTGATATTTAATGTGCGAACCTTCTGGGTGATCCCAATCGGAACCCGAAGTTTCCCAATCGATACCTAGTCCAAATTTTGGGTGATTTTTTGGCTTCTTCATTATAGTTTTCTCTTATAAACGGAAATTTAAAAATGTTTTAGAAGATTTCGACGTTATATTTTTTCTTGAAATCTTCAGCATCTTGCCACGTGTCAACAAGCGGTTGACCTTTGATATTCAAGCTCGTGTTGAGCAAGATTGGGCATCCTGTTCTATTATAAAACTCTTTGATCAAATTGTAAACGTTTTCGTTCTGTTCTTTGTTTACGGTCTGAACACGAGAAGAACCATCAGCGTGGCAAATTGCTGGAAGCAGATCAGGAGTCTTACATTTGGCAGTGAATTGCATGTATGGCGAAGATTGCACTGGAAGCTCAAAGAACTCGTGTGCGTATTCTTCCAAGACCATTGGCGCAAATGGGCGGAAGCGTTGGCGTTTCTTGATGTCGTTCACTTGATCCTTGACAGTTTTACCACGGGGGTCAGCTATGAGGGAACGGTTTCCAAGAGCTCGAGGGCCAAATTCGGCTCTTCCGTTTGCCAATGCAGCAATCTTATTAGTCTTTAGTGTGTCTAAGATCTTAGCCGTCTCAAATGGTCGATCAATGTTGGTACCAAGATATGGGCCTTTCCATTCCAACTGGGTCTTAAGGAATGCGGTTATGGCGCCAAGAGATGATCCAGCATCTCCTGGATTTGGCATAATCCATACGTTGTCGAAAAGTTTCTTGCCAAACTTCGACATGCTCGCTATTTTTTCATTAGCGACGCAGTTTAGAGCAACACCCCCAGAAATAACCAAGTTCTTTGACGGAAGATTGGCAAAAATCCACCAAGCTGAAGCTAGCATATAATTCTCAACGACCAACTGAGCTGAAGCAGCAAGATCGTAGTGATCCTGCTCAGTCACAATTTTATCAGCCATCCAATCCAAGCATCCCATATGAAGATTTCTCTTCAATTCGAAATAAGGAGCATGGCTGATGTCGATCAAATCTCGTAGAAGGTCATCATAGAATCTTGGTTTACCATAGGCCGCCATACCCATTAGGATAAACTCTTCTTCATTAGGTTTAAGCCCGACTCGATGTGTTATGGCTGAATAAAACAAACCTATAGAATGGGGGTATTTTTGCGAGAATACCTGCTTTAGTTCAGATCCTGAAGCTTCCCAAATAGAGGTGGTAATAAATTCACCAATCGCGTCAACTACAAAAATACTAGCGCTCGAGAAACCAGAGGTGAAATAGCCGCCACAGGCATGGGATAGGTGATGATCAACATACTCTATTTTTGAGGTGAGTCCACAATTTTCTAAGTACTGTTTTGGAAAAGATTTCTTTACTTCTCCCCATTCTCCAGCTAAAGCCTGACGAAATTTTTTCTTAAGTGGATCCTCAAACCAAACGATCTGATCTGGCTCTCCGTATTTTCGAGCCTCTTTGATGATTTCTAGGTTTAGGTATTTGTCATTCTTTTTCTTTGAGTAACGCTCGGCATGACCAGCAAAAAGAATTTGATTGTCTTCGACAACAGTAATTGAAGCGTCATGACTTAACGCAGATATTCCCCAAATTGCCATGGTATTCCCTTAGTGGTAAATGAAAGGATCGCTCTTCTTCATTTGTTTGATTTTACGTTTGGTCTCGAAATAGTTTTTTACCAAGTAAATCCAGTAGCGAATGGTGTTCATTTTTTCTCCATAAATAATCTTCGATTGGAATATTTATTGGTACGAAAAATGATACAAATAGCACATCGCGGTAATTTTGCAGGTCGAAATAAAGAACGTGAAAATACGCTTAGTTATCTTAACGAAGCTATAGACGCGGGGTATGATGTTGAAGTAGATGTTTGGGTAATAGATGGTAAATTCTTTTTGGGACATGATGGTCCCGAACATCCCATTACCATTTGGGACCTTTTACAAATTGAAGAACACTCTTGGTTCCACGCTAAAAACTATGAAGCCTTTGTTGAGTTATTGAAGCATGAGCTTCACGTATTCTTTCATGATAAGGACGAATATACACTAACATCACATGGCGTCATTTGGGCTTATTCTGGTAAATTCGTTAACGAATACGCAATCGCATGTATGCCTGAAATGACAGAAGGTTTTGAGGTACCAGAAAATGCGATGGGCGTTTGTTCAGATAATTTGAAACCTATCGTATAAGTCATACCATATACTAGTACACTCTTGTAATCCTTGTTCAAACTTCTCTGTAAATTGTAATACTTCATTTGGATTGTTTTTGAAGTATTCGTATTCGTATTTGCCTTTTATTCGCATATCACGAACAATCATTACATCAAGAAAATAATCATACATGATTACGCCGTATTTCTGTAAGAAAGAAAACAGTGTCGCATGGGGGAAGCAGAAATTTGTTTCTTCTTCCTTCCTTTTTGCGTCAATGTATGCACTTGATAGTAAATCTAAAACTTGCGAAGGCCCATAAAAGCTAAAATCTGGAATTCCTGGAACATCAGAAACGATAGTTCCAAATCTATCTTCAATTTGGACTTCACTAAAGCATTTCAGTTTCTGACCTGGAGTTTTAACACTGTCATTGTAATTTAGTCCAAATTTGTCTTTAGCTGAGCATATGTTTTTTACGCAATTGTTTATTTCCCACGAATTCGGTTTAAAGACTATATCAGGTCGAATTTGAATAACCAGATCATATTTTGCGTTAGAAGATAGTTCAACGCTACGCTTAGATAGGTTCGACAAATAAATCAGCTTCAAAAAAGAGAGTGATGGGTTTAACGATGCATCAAATTCATGTGTGGTAAACGACACTAGATGCATTTTAGCATCTCTAAAATCTTTCTTTATGCTTTCTTTAATTTCTTCTGTTAATGCGATAGAAATTCTTTCAGCACGACAAGTATTTTCTAAAGGATCAACATCATAGTACGTATACGAATCAATATCCCACGTGTCAAAAAAACCAATCTAATTTTTGTGGGAACTTTCTAAATGTTTGAAAAATATTGTGTTTACATACATCCCAAGATCGGATGCTTCCGCGAACACATACTGCAATTCTCATTTTATATTCTCCAGTGAAGCATATTCACAGTTCATCCTTTGAAGTAGGCGTTTAATGAAGTAATCTGGTTCAGACTCTTCATAATTTAAAGTGATTCTGTCAGAGTTAATAAAGCTTATGATGTTTTGTATATTGTTGAAAATAAACCTATTTCCAGTCATCAAGAAGCTGAATGGATCTTTTCCGGAACTTGCGTTATTTGTCAAATAGTATAATTTGTTCGGATTTAGATTAAAGCCATTAAGGGTTTTTAACTTTTCTAAAATTGAAATGTCAAAATCCGTAGTCGGCGTTAATTGAAAATACCATTCATACTTATCAATTTTATGTATGAATTGATTAACTTCCCTGAAGTTTTCACAAAGGGTCGCCATTTCATACAGCCTTCTGTTAGAGTGAATAGAAAACTGTATTGTAAAAATTATATTCACGACACCAATATTCTGCAAATCTTTTAACATGCCATAAAGGTTAGATTTTAAGAAACCCTCTTCATTAATGGTACAGACATAAACATCAAATCTACTATAGTGTTCGGTTTCTTTTAGCAAACCATAAATCCACGAATAGTAAGATTCGTTGAAACGACATTCTACGTCGAGAATGCATACGCAAGCAATATCAGATGTGTTCATTTATACCGGGGAAAATTGACATTCGAATAAATTTGTTGGGTATAAGCGGCAAAGTCGCATCAACTTTTACTTCCCACTTATCTGTGATTCCTAAATATTTATCTTGATCTAAATGCAACCAATTTCCAAATTGAATTAAATTGAACCGTCTCTTAAGCAGCTCCCGTTCAACCACAATTTGATTAACGTATTTGTTAACTTCTTGAAAGTTGTTAAGAAGGTGTATCGCGAATTTTTTACTAATGGACGAAATTTCAAACATTCGCTTTCGCTTATTTAGAAGGTCTACAATTTCTTTGTTTGCAATACAATAACCAATCCTACATCCAGCAGATCCAATACCTTTACTGAAAGAATTTACGAAAACTATGCCTTTATCAATCCAAGACAATGGAACTTCTGTTTTTCCAAACTCGCCATATGCTTGATCTAACACTATTGGAATATTAGTGAGTGTGAGTTTTTCTATTTCCGCCAAGGAAACTAAATCCCCAACTGGAGAGTTTGGATTTCCTATAATAATCAGATTCACATTTGGACCACAATATATTTCAGTGTTTAATTTCAACTTGTTGTCTACAAGTTGGTACTTAAAAGTGATCTTTTTCCCTTGATTCTGTTTGAGATAAACGTCATACATTGGGAAATGTGCTTCTGGCATTACTACTTCCGACCCTGGCGAAACAAACACGTCAAACAATGTGTTCAAAACTGAATCAGACCCGGCAGCAACATAAATGTTTTCTTTTGAGACTCCATTAAATTCTGCTAGCTTTATTCTAAGATCTATATCAGAAGAATAGTAAATAAAATCCTCTTGCGTTAAACTATTTTTGAATGAAGAGAAAAAGGAATCACTGAACGGCAAAGTGCGCTCGCACATATTAAGACGTCTTTTGTTTGGATCCATTGGACCCATTTCTTTTCTCTCAATTTCGGCTAAATGCAGGTTGAACTTCATATTATTTCTTGGAGAATTTTAGTCAGTTCTTTATATGAGCAGTTTTTGCAATGCTCAGTTGGTTGGTTATTCTTACAACCATCTGCAATTTCAATGAACCGTTTATTAGAAAATGATTGAGAAACGGCAGGATCAAACACTAGGTTTCCGACAGGTTTTGCTGAGGTATTCATACAACAGATCTTCACGTCCCCATTAACTGACATGTATAGACCCTCTTTAACCCAGAAACAGTCATTATAGTCCCAAACTTGGCGACCCTTCATTACGTTTCGATAAGTCTTTAAGAATTCAATATCCTCTTGTTTGAAGCCGTTGATTATCCCTTCAACCTTTTCATCTTCGCTCCAGTTTTGAACTACATTCAAACGCAGTTCATCTAAGTTGAAACGCTCCAATAGCCTTTCTACTTTTGGTATATCGTACACATTGTCAGGATTAATCGTGTAGTTGATTGCGATTTTGCAGTTAAACCTGTCGCATTCCTTAAGTTCTGAAAGAAACTTTAAAAGCTTTGACCATTTTGCCGGCTTTCTAAACTTTTCATACGTCTCACCATATCCATCAATACTAAGATACAGTAGGTCAATAAATTCTAGGGATCGTTTGAAATTTCCGCTCAACTGAAATTGACCATTAGTTGCGCTAATTATTTTAGCATTTGGGAAAGTTTCTTTTGTCAGACGACAAATCTCAGAAAACTTTGGATGGAGGAAAGGTTCACCCATCCCCATAAGTTTTATTTCTTCGATTGGATGGTTTTTGATTTTGCTTAATACGACCTTATATGTCTCAACAGACATATGTTCAGATTTGGAGACGACCTCTTCCCTATTACAAAATGAACAATTCAGATTGCAATATGATGTCGTCTCCAAATAGGCGTATTTTATTTTACGCATTATTCACCATCAGTTATATGAGCAGAAGCTTTTCTATCAAGATATTCTGCCAATTCTTCAGGAGTTCCTACTTGATCTACATGATTGACGTATTCGATTGTTATCTTCTTGTCAATAGCATAGTTATAAACTGGAGCAACATAGAATTCGTTGTTGGTTCTATCATTAGCCGCAATCATAGCTTTAGCAGCGTCCATGAAGTATTGCCACTTCTTCCAGTAGTACATTCCACTAGTTGCATGTTCGCTTATCTGTTTTTTCTCAGCGACTTCAGTTACTAAGCCCTGTAGATTTACTTTCGCATAAGACCATTTAGTGCCCTCTCCAGGGAAACAGAAGATGCAGCCACCAAACTCAGAATTTTCTAGAGTGTCTATAACGTCACGATCCCAATGAACTAATTGATCACTATTAACCAACATGACGGAATCATCCGGTGATAATACCTTATCTGCCAGCATAACAGTACAAGCTGCACCTTCGGTCAAACCATCAACTTCAACAATTTTGTAGTTGCTAAGAAATGAAGAAAATAATCGATGTAGATCGTATTTTTCAACGTGCGCTTTTTGGCATAGAAAAATGTGCTCATGCCCCATCATTCCTACGTGCTCAACTACATGACGTATCATAGGCTTACCAAGAAACTCGATAAGAGGTTTTGGATTTTCATAACCCTGTGAGCTAAACCTACTACCTAGTCCTGCCATTGGTACAATAATTTTCATTTTAGATTCTCTTTCTTATCTTTAAAGTTTTGATTTGCTCGTTTAACCTGGTCAAGTGTTTTTTCGCTTGGATTGAAAAAGTTAACTGGTTCATTAAAATATTCTAAAGGTCGAACAATTTCGGCATCCTTTATAAACATAATGACTGGTAGAGTAGTATTTACTAATTTGAAATTTAAGAAATGATCTGCCAACATGTTGTGCGGATGTAGATGTTTTATCATCTCGTCGCGCCTTCTATTGTAGAGAAAGGCAAATTCTGACGTCAAAATATCTGAGGTGAAACCATTTGAAATAAAAAACACGTCTTCGACAAATAATGAGTTAGGATTACTGACTTTTGCGTTTTTAATTTCATGTTTTCGTGGCAAGATTTCTATCTTAGCGCCAAATACAAAGTCATTTATAGGAGCATTAATGTCTTGGTGCTCTTTAAAGAATTCCTGCTTGTGCTGAGCTAGATATAAATCTGGTCTAGCTTCAAACACTAAATCAAAATAGCAATTGTTTTCTATCTCATAATTTTGCTTTAACAATCCTGAAATGTATCGAACATAGCTTATCAAGTGATATTCTTCTGGAAGGCTAATATCCTTAATAAATTCTTTTACCTTGTGGTAATCTAGTATGTGTAATTGTAGATTTTTTCCTTCAAAATCGAATTTTATACTATTAACGTCGATAGACGAGAGGTTTTTAAATTCAAATTTTGTTATATTTGATTTTGTGTCGATAGAAAAATACGTACAATCCCATGTCACAAAAAAGTAAACGATGTTGAAATGTTCTTCATACGGCTTAAAAGCTTCAAATATACTAAACTTAGCGTTATTCCAAGATCTAACTTGGCCCCTTAAAATGACAGCAAGATTCTTTTTCATAATTCACTCGACAATAAAGGGACACCAATCCTATGGGCAATAAAAGAGATGAGTCCACCAGGATTAGATTCAAGTTCTTTAACACTCCTAATGGAGCTAACCAGAATCTTCAATATTGCTGGATTCACAATAAAAATCATGTCGCTAAGCTCATTAAGCGAATTGAACTTGTTAAAAGATTTAATGGGTAGATAAATCTGTTTTGGGTTATTCACAATAACATTGAGCTGACTTTTTAGTGTGTCCTTTTTGATGTCGACGAATTTCATCAAATTGACTTGCTTAACGTCTGATAAATTCAGAACAACATCAAACATATTTTGTAGTTCTATTTCTTGTTTGTTAACAAAAAGCACGGTTTTTCTTAAAGCTTCTGATATTTTTACCCCATTAGGATAACGAATAAGCGTTATATTCTGATTCAGGTTAATGTTAAAATCTGAAACACAATGAATAAGCAAATGGCAGTTTAATCCATCTGTTATTTGCGAAAGAATATTAGTTAGAATTTTTTTATTGACTATCTGCGGGGAAATCAAAATTAAATTTATCAGAACGTTCATAAATTTCTTTCACTAGCTTAGAATTTAACATACCAAACGATTTCACATGTACTACGTTGGCTTTACTTGCTTTAGCAGCTGTTAATCCAACCTCACTATCTTCAAAAATAACAGTTTGGTTAGGTGTTGATCCTAATGATTCTATAGCGAAGCAATACATGTCTGGGCTAGGCTTTGATTTAAAACTTGAATCATTTCCAAGTGATAAATCTACCAACTCATCGATACCTAATTCGGATTTAATGAAAGAGATGTATTCTGATCTAGCGTTTGAAACTAACGCAGTTTTTATTCCTTTGTCTTTTAAGAACGTAAAGATTTCTTTACTTTCTTTGTTAAATTTTTCATCGTGTAGCTTAAGCTCTTCTAAAAGATAATCAAATTTTTTCTTAAGAAACTCGGCCTTTAATAAAGGATCAACCGAAAAGCTAAATTTTTTAGCAAAGTATTCAAGCTTCAAAAACGTTGGTATTGGACCAAGGAATAGATCTTCTTCTAAGGAAATAGTAATTCCAAAGAATTCGTTTAAAGCTCTTCTTAGTGAAGTGAAATTAGCTAACTCACTGTCAATTAAAACGCCATCTATGTCAAACACGAATGATTTCATTTCCATTTTTCCATAACCTTTTTAAATCCTTCGCGACTTCTTAGTTTATTATAGAAAGTTTTGCTATAATTCCAATGCGAATTGGGGCCTGGATGCATTCCATCTCTCCCAATGTTTTGTTTAAAAGGTCTCTCAAAATTAGGCAATACTACACCCTCGTCTTGCAAGAATTCAGAATGAATGATATGCTCTCTTAAATCCTTTGGTGCATTCAACATCATGGCGTCGCCAAAACCTAAAAACTTATTGTTACAAAAATCTATTTTAGTGGTATCCCAAGTATAAAAATAAAATGGAATATTTTGAGAATCTAGAAACAGTTTAAGAAATAGTAGATTTCTAAATGCTTCATGGAGACGGTGTAAAGGGTTAAATGACTTTAAATAATTTGAGTGAATATTCTTTACTATTGGATCGGTAAACTTGTCATAAGTTGTAATGAATCCATACATCTCTATTTGATTATAACTGTTTTGGAATAAAATTTCACTCCTAGTTATAGATGGTAGTAATAGCAATACCACATCTGGAACAAAAATCTTATTTTTGATAGTTAAGTATGTAAATCTGGTAATAGCGTCAATTGAGAAACCCCCATACCCAATGTTATACATTTTGGGAGTTTTTCCTATTTCTTTCGAAATGAATCCATTTACAAAACTAGCCCAAGTATGTTCTACAGGAAGGCCTACTCCTTCTGTTATAGAACATCCCGAATAGAGAATTTTGACAGGGTCATTGTTGTCAAAATTCTCACTTCTAAAGCCATAAGAATTCCTACGGTAAAAAAATTGATCTTTACCGTAGGTTAAGAACTTATTATTTTTAGTTACTTTTTTGAAATTATCTTCGCAGTCCGGGCCATTCCACTGCTCTATTTTATTTTTTGTTGATGCTAAATAATCAAAACGATAGTCATCCCAGAAGTTTAAATCTGTGTTGGTCATAATTTACAAAAATAGAATTTGATCAAATTCTATTTATCAGAAAATTACTCTGCGGTTTCTTTAAACTCTTGCGAACCTGGATTTGCACCTTGAGGATTTAAAACCCAACCCTCTTTTTTAGCTTTCTCTTTTAGTTCCTCAGCAATTTGGTCTGCATATCCGGAAGAATCACCGCTTTTAAATTGGATTAGCGGCTGAATGTTTGTCTCAGGAATTCCATCATACCATTCAATTAGGTCAGAATGATCTTTGAATGTTTCACGGAAATTCTTTCCACGGCGCATGTCATATTGAGTAAAGAATGACTTGAAATCACGCTCACGAGATTCAATAGAAGAGGTATGTGAATGTCCTACTTCGACATTCTTGATATAAGCAATCAAGCGCTCAAGGCTATCTTTTTCAAATTGATCAAAGTATGGGCGATTCTTGTTCTCATTGAACCATTTCTCAATGATTGCACCTTGCTTCTCTCGAATATGTTTAGGCAAAGTAACAATTGACATGAAACTTGGGAAGCGGAGAATGTTGAAGCTCATATAAGGAGACTTCTTCTTGTATTGCTCCTTTACTTTGAACATCTCCTCCATAAATTCTACTAGACTGAATAGGCAAAGGCTATTATTTGTGAGCATTGCATGCATGGCATGACAATTGCCCTCATTGCTCATTAGGTGTAGATTCTCTAACCAAGTATCCCAAACAAGACCGTCACGAATGTACTCCGCATGCGCACCAAATGCTTCATTAGACGTATAAAGTTCAAAATGCTTGAATGAACGAGAAGATTCTGCTAGACGCTGAATCAACGACTTTTTTGCGCCAAGGTTAGAGTTGACAGCAAGGTTCACTTCACATTCTGGATGCTGTTTCCACCAATCCATCAACTTCCAGAATTCTGGAGACATGGTTGCTTCACCACCAGTAATACGAAGTTCCTTCAAAGATTTTTGAAGATCGCTTTCCCACCATTTCCAAAACGCCTCAATGTAAGGATTACCTTCATTCTTTAGGCCATATGGAATTGTCCAAGATCCATCTTGTTGGAATGCTCCGGCTCCGTCACTTACTAGATTTTGGTACGGGCCGTTAGTCTTTACATCACCTTGCCAGGAGGTAGAGAAACTTGGATTGCAATACGAACAAGAGAAGTTACAATTTGAATCAAAGGCTATTTCAAGGGTTTTGAGGTCAACATCAGCATTTGCGCCAAGATCGAACGCGCATGCTTGTAGATCTGCGTCAGAGTAAATTACGGATTTGTAAACACGATCTGAGACTTTGTCAGGACCTAACGCCTCAACTCTCCAACAATAATCACATTCTTTTGGTTTTTGACCAAGCAACATTTCTTGGCGAACGAGCTTCTTGTATTCGGTATTGTGAAGAGCCTTCATGGACTTCTTTAGCTCATCAAGAGGAATCTTATGAGCCGGAGGGTGATGGCAAGACGCGGTCATCCCGTTGTTTAACCATATAGAAGCATTATACCATTTTGCGCCGCAGAAGCTCGGTGAAATCGGGTCAACAACCCGATCCCGATACTCTTGGAAAGATTCGTTAGCTTTCTTGAACATTATTCGTTTTCAGTAGTTAGGGGGTTTTTAGACTTCTTGACTTGACCAGCCAAAGAGTACTTAAAGAATTTGCTTTGTTCCGCATTTAGGTCTGCGACGTCAACACCTAGACCCTTTTGAAGTTCGTCTTTGATACGAGAATTTTCTGTCATTAGTTTAGACAAATCATATTCAATACCAGAACGGGAGCAACGCATAATGGTCATGAAGTCTGATCTGGAGTCCGGGACAAATTGAGGAAGGATTTCTTCAGCAAAGTACTTTTTGAACCAATCGTAATCACTGATGTTTGCCATCTGAAAATCATCAGTCAAATTGGTTAGATACATTCCTAGGCGAGTTCCATAAATTGCCCAAAGACCGTTATCCGCATCTGCGCCAACAGAAGCCCAAATGAGCAAACGACGAAGGTTTTCACGGTAGATATGGTTCTTCATTTTAGCAGGATCGATTTTGTTACCACGATCCAAAGTCATCTTTACACCTTCGCGGAAACCTGCACGGAAAGCTTGGAATGGAGAACCATTTGGGAAAGTATCAGAATAAGTGTTGCGTAGCTGAACGTACTTATCTTTCCAACAGAAATCCAACTTCTCATCCTCAGACTCAGCATTTTCATGGGTCTTCATATTGAGAACAAAGTCTTTAGTCCAGAGTTTTAGGCCACCGTTACCATAAGTCAAACCGTTGATAGCATTAACAGAATTCCAGCTTAGGACACAGTCTTCGTATTTTTCAGGGATATCGATCTCGCATTCAAAAAATTCTGGATAAACGACATTATCTCCGTCGACGGTAATAAATCTATCGGTTTCTGACGCATTTGCTGCAGCTTTGTGCGCACTGTCGAAACCTTTTACACCGTCGATTCGTTTTGCCCAAGGGGCAATGTCTAGTAGTTTTGCCCAAAACTCTTCCTTTTGTGGCTCATCATAAGAAATGTAGAAAATGTCAAATTCAGAAATTTGCTGAGTCATTGTTTCACCTGAAAATGGAAATGAAATTTTTTGAAATTTTAAGTGGGAAAATGTCTAATTCGTCTGGATCAATCGACGGATTAGAAAATTTTAGGGTTGTGTTGTCTTTAAGGGTGATCGTTCTGTAGACGATTGAACTATCGTATTTATTCTTCAAAACCAGCACCGCTTCGGGCAATGTTTCCCCAAAACTCAAATTGTTTGAAATGACAATTTTATCACCGCTCAAGTTTACTTTCACTTCACCTTTAATGTTGTTCAAAACATTGATGTCTGTACTTCTCAAATGAAAACGGCTGGTAAAGAACGACATTTCAGTCAGCTTACAATTGCTGAAGTTTAATTTGAAAGTTTGATCTCGTTTAAACTGGATTAGTTTGATGAGGAATGAAGGATCATTTTTGTTGGTGATTGCCAAAAAGAAATCATTGAATGCTTCAGGAGAAACGTTAGCGCATCTAGCAACAATTGAATTTTCAGCGTAATCGAAATCTATTTCGCAAATACGATTCTTTGACTTTTCTACATGACGAGATAGGGAAGTATCAATCTCCGCGAATGACAAAAAGTCAATTCGATTCTTGAAAAGATTAGATCCGTCATCTTCTCCTTTTGGGGAATAAGCTAAAGCGACAACTCCATTATTTGTTACAACTTTCCAATCTTCGAAAGTGGTGTCATGTGCTAAAAGAGAATATGCTACTCGAGTATCGACGACTACAAAATTTTGTTTGTTTTCATCGAGTTCTTTCTTTTCTGGTTTTTTAACAACTACTTTTTGCAGTTCAAGCGTATCAACCGAAAAAACAACAAAGAATTCAGATTGTTTAGGGAATAGTGATTTGTCGATAACGTAAGGAGGCGTCGCATATTGATTGACGATCAATTGATCATCAGTCAGGGAACCATCTAGCAGACGTTTCGAAATCGCTTCTTCAAGCTTGATAGCGATCACAAACGGATCGCTAGTTTCATCGTCTCGATCTACCTTTAGTGTCTTATCATTTTGAGTATCGTAGTGAAGATAGAATTGAGGAAAAGACATATCAAATTCCTAGCTTTCTTTCCATTTGGCTAATCATTTCATCAGTAAGAAAATCTTTGACGAAGTAATGGAATGGCAGAGTTTGTAGATAGTTACCAATCTTCAATTGGCAGTCATTGTTGTGATAAACCTGAATCATATTAGACCAGTCTTCAGTCATCATAGTATCTTCTGGCCAATTCTGTAGACGGCTCTTCATGTGTACAAAGGTTGGAAAATCTTCGGCCAAAGTTCTATTTTTGTTCAGCTCTTCGATGTCGAGAATCTTAGCAGCAAGGGCAAACACTACGTCGGTACTCACAACTCTTGGACGCTGTTCGGGTTTAAAGAACTCGTAGAAGAAACGTTCCCAGTTGTTGAAAATGATTTCAGATAGCTTAAAGAACTCGTATGATTCGTCAGATTTATCAAAATAGAAATACGCTGAATAGACGTTTGGTAGATCGTTTTCTGTATAAACCTTGCGATAATAATCGCTCGTAACAGTCTCACCACGATAGGTCTTCGCATTGGTAGCAAAAACCAACTTTGAGCCTTTCATGTAATCAAACCAGTGGGATTTGTCTGAAAGGAAAAGCATGTCAGCATCAAGTTTGACCGTATGATCAAATGGTGACATGTAAATCGATTTCCATTCGTTCTCAAGCTTCCAAGAAGATTTTGCTGCGTGATCTTTCCAGGGAATGTCGATGATGTTCTCGATCCCAATTACCTCTTTAAGCTTTGGGTTAATTGCGGATTTTTCTTCAGGAGTCACACCGATTGCAAGTTGATTGCGACCTTTAGGTTGAGTTAGCAACAGTGATAGGGCTAATCCGTATGCAAACCGTTGATATTGCCTACCCTGAGCAATGGTAAAATACCCGTAAGTTTCGCTCATTTTACTACCTTCATAATCTTTTCGTAATTGTTCAACAATGAAATTTTGTTCAAGCAATGAACATTAACTCCTTTGACCTTGGAAATATAGAACTTATAGTTTTCCACTGGATCATTCGCATAGAAGCTGATAGACTCTTTATCGTCGAATGAAATAAATTGGTCAGTGTCGATAGCGGTGAGTATTGCTGGATCAGGAAACGACTTCACAAAGTCTTCATCATCAATAAACCCGTTCAACATATGCAAAGCAATAGAGAACGCAAAGTCATTTCTGTACAAGGTGCTAGAAAAGTCGTAAACGTGCTTGTAATAATTCCAAGTTTCTTTGACGTGTTCAATCAAATCGAAGATTAGCTTAGCTTTTTCAGATTTCTTAAAGTAAACGATGGTTGCCCAATACATGCGAATACCAAATGGATTGAGTCTAAACTCTGGTCCTTGGAGCTCTTTGTGGAACAACGTCTTAGCGCTCTTATTGATTAGGAAATCTTCATTGCAACCCCATACCGTGTTCAGACTATCATTCAAAACAAAATAGTCCACGTCAATAAGTAGTGTCTCATCATAAGGCGTCAAATTGTAAGCACTTGATCGAGCCTTATTTTGAAACTTTGCTCGAACCTCATGGTAACGAGTATCTCGATAAACGCGAATATTGGTTTGCTGAGATTCGTCGTAATCAGTGATGATGATCTTATCAAACAGAGCTTTAATTTCATTTTGCTCTGATTCTTTAAATCCATCTATAGAATATTGGGTCGTGATTAGCGAAACTTTGGTATTCTTGCCCATGTGGTTCTTCACACAATTTGCGGCAATTATCGCTAATTTGACGTAATTTATTCGTTCGTTGTTCTCAGCGAACAACAAAACTCCACGTGAAGATTTTTCCATGTTACCAAGTCACCACTTTAGATGTCGTTCTTAGCTTCTTAAACTTCTCATACTCAATGAGATAGTCGTTCATCCCTTCTTGGTAGATGTCAAGAATATTCTCGTAGAAATCTTCTAGGTCGTCAATCTTAACAGGATTTTCATTGGAGTCAAGAATGACAGCTGACTTCTTAGACTGTGATATGGCAAAAATAAACGAGATAAAATCTTGGGTGATTTTGAAGATACCACCATTCTGAGAATACACAAGGTGATTCTTTAGCTTTAGTTTTGAGTTTTCGCGTTGGATATTCAGGGTCAAACGGTAATTTGAGGATTCAAGAGCCCTTGCTAGGCGCTCATCAACAGCAGCCTCAACTACTTCGGTTTCGACAATGGTTGGGTTGGCGGATTGTTCTGCCATGTTATTCTCCGTTTTTGTTATGGTTATAGAGCTACTTATAGTTCCAGAAAACTATAATGGCAACGTCATTTCTAACATTGCCATTATATCATGCTTTGGAACTTTTGTAAACTTACACGGAGCTGTCAGTTATGAATGTTCCAGTTTGTGAAGCTGTTGGGTACGGAATTTCAACGTCGCTTAAGTTGAGTTCATTAGCCTTAAACGTAGTGATTGAAGATGATGTAGTACCAATCGCTGCAGAGTTCGAAGAACTGTATGAACCTTGATGATAAACGTTGTTTATGCCTTCTGGTGCAAAAATGATCTGGAATCTGACTGTTACAGCTGTTGAGTTTGGATCAGCTTCAAGTCTTGCTTTGATTGCAATGTATGATCCAGTTGATCCAGATAGGGAAGAAGTAAAGGTTACAAGGGTCTTGTAAACTCCGCCCAAGGTCAAATCGTAAAAGCCTGTGTTTACGACATTTGATCCATAAGATGTTCCCTTGACGTCGAAAGTTACTGGACCAATAGAAGAAACGAAGTTCTTCCAAGAATTGGTGAACACTGTTGATTGACTTGCGGTAAAACCTAAGTTTGCAACAAACTTTCCACCAGAATTGAAGAAACCTCGCGCGTGGCTGATATTCTGGAAAGTGAAGGCGATTTCATGTGTCTTTGCGTTGAAGTAAGACGCGTTTCTAGTGAACGAACTATTTTGAAGAACAGAGTTCTCAAGAGATAGAGGGTTAACATTGAAACGATTTAGTTCAATTTGATCAATGACTGGGAAAATAGCTTCGTAGTTCTTCAATGCCTTTGCAATACCGAATGACGTATCCTTGTTGAGGATAAATCCGTCAGTGGTAAAACCTGTCAATGGGGTACCTTGATGCAAGGCGACTCTTTGGAATTTTGTAAGAAGATCTACCCAAAGTGAGTTAGTCATTGACGCGACGGTAGCATGAGCTACTGGGTTTTGGTTGTATCCGTACCATGAACCGTAGCTTGTTCCAGCGATTACAGAATTTAATGGCGTTGAGGTATGAACAATGGTTCCGTCGTAGGCAACAGAGTTAGCCTCAACATTAGAAGTAGATTCAGTATGTTGAGATGGTGTTGCTGCGATCTTGTTGTAACGATCAACAAGTACGTTGTATTCATCAACGAATGCTACAGGAATTACAGAAAGTGAAGGCCAAATTTGACCCCACTGAGTTCCATCGTAAACAAAAAGCTTGTTGTTTACGGTATCCCACCACATATCTCCTTCATAAATTGAAGTAGGAGCAGTTGCAGACTTGATAACTCCAGCGATTCTCTTCCATACTCCGTCAACATCATAAACGTAAAGGGAATTGTCGGTCGTATTAAACCAACATTGTCCAGAAGTAGGGTGAGCAGGTGGAGTTGGGCTAGAGAAGTTCTCTAGCAATCTGATAAAATTCTCTTGTTGAATTTCACCATAGTTTGGCGTACCTTTACCTGTTAGGGTAAGTGAGGTGCTAGTTCTGTCAACTGTTAGTGGTGGTAAAGAAATTGATGGTTTGCCATTAGGCGGAGTGCCTGTATTGGACCAATCGATAATATAAGTCATTTAGAGTCTCCATGTGCCGGTTCACAAAGTATTAAGCCATTGTCCCCGGTGTTGTTGACAATGGCTTATGGGTTACTCTCGTATTTATAAAAATTAATGAGTTGTAGCGAATCTACTCTGACCGACAAGTGTTTTTGCCGTTAATTTTTACTTCGAAGTTTTCTTTTCTTGGTTCTGGAGAATCCAAGTAGGTTAGAATCTTCGTGATCAATACGTTACGAACGATGTCCTTGGAAGAGAACTCTACGACGGCAATTTCTGGAACATTACCACGTAGCTTGTTCGTTGCCCACTGCAATCCATGACCACCCGGTTTTAAAACTGGTAGGTCACATTGAGAATTATCTCCGTTGATACAGAACATTGCATTGTAGCCAAGACGAGTTAGGAACATTCTCATTTGTTCTTGAGTCGTGTTCTGCGCTTCGTCTAGAATTACGTACGCGTTGTTGAATGTTCTGCCGCGCATAAATGTTAGTGGGGCAATTTCGATTTTACCAGCTTCCATTAGCTTCTTAGCCATGATAGGGCCAACGTGATCTTCGATCGCGTCAAGCAATGGGAGTAGGTAAGGATGAAGTTTTTCGTTCAAATCGCCTGGTAGGAAACCAAGGTTCTCGCCCGCCTCAACGACAGGACGGGTCAAAACAATTCGATCGATCTCATTATTCATGAGTTTTTCAAGCGCAACATAGGTAACCAAATAAGTCTTACCACTACCAGCAGGACCATTACACAGGGTGATTGTATTATTGCGTAGGGACTCAACGTACATCTCTTGTGAATAGTTCTTTGGTCGCATTTTAGACTTAAGCGTGAAGCTCTGGCGTGCTTCCTGTGGAACATCCTGAGGATATTTCTGTTTGGACTTAAGTGGTGGGGTTGCTGCTTGTGCGCGCTTTGCCATTATGAATGAACTCCTAAGTTAGTCATCCTTTACGGTGACTTGTTTGATGAATGAAGCGTAATCAACATCAAGTGGAGCAATAGTTTCAGAGTCAACCAATTCTTTGAGTTTCTTAGCAAGGGCTACTCGCTTTTTATCGGATAGCTCTTTGATTTCTTGGTAGATTTCTCCACTTCTAAAATCTAGGTCGCCAACATTACGATAGCTAGTGTAGTACCCGATTAGTCGCTCAAGAGTTAGGTCATGGATGGTATTCTTGTTCTTGCCCTCAATAATCTCCGCAAGAATTAACGACAAATAGGATTTGAATCCCAAAAGTCCGTCTTTGTTTACCAAACTTCTAAAGTCAATCAAAAACATGTCTTTTTCTCCTTATGTCAAGACCTAATATTTATAACCATAAATATCCCCAGCAGTAGT